TTGAGTAGGCACCCATAATCATTGTACCTGGACTATAGATGTCTACTCGAGGACCAGATTCACTAAAGTAAACTTTCTGTTCATTACTGGTATTATCAATAGCACCAACGCTAATAAACCCATCAGCGCGAGTTGGACTGCTTCCGCGATGATAAAACGATTGTCCATAAAAGCCAGTGTAGTAGTTGTCGTAGTCAATGCCACCTGGCACATCAATCTTGTGATGATAGTTGCCAGCGGCACCCACTAGGATAACACCTGCGTTGGCACAGTTGGTGGCACTGACATCCAAGTAATTAACAACGGCTGGGTGATTACCATTTACCTGACCATAGTTAGAATTAGGACCTGATGTTGAGTATGTTTGGCCGCGCCAACGTGTTGAAGTCATACCATAATATGATGATCTATAACCCCAGCTGTTGGTACAAATAGTAGGGCGCATGTTTCCGGCCGCACGTTTTGCCAAATGAAAAGCTCTCACTAGGTCAAAAGCAATGTCTGAACTAATTTCGCCTAGATAACCAGCACCTATAATACTGCCGCCTCCAAAAATTCTTATGCTATAAATTGCCGCAACTGGTGCCCAGCCTTGTGTATTGCCTGCCACTACACTGGTACAATGGCTTCCATGTCCGTCGCTGTCACCTAGATAACCGCCAATGCTTGAAGCACTAGGTGTGCCAGGAACTCCCAAACTTGCCCAGTTAAAATTAACAACACGACTTCCACCGGTGCCATCGGGATTGACTGCAAACTCAGGATGCCCTGGTTCAACTCCGCTGTCAACAACAATAACGTCAACTCCAGTGCCATCTAAATTATATTCAAAATTAGAACTTACTGAGGTTGAGGAGGCAAACGGATTTGCTGATCTAGTTGATCGAAGTAACCCCCAGTTTTTCATTGTGTTGGCTGTTAAGTTACTTTTGTCATATGTTGCAGTAGCTCTGGTACCAAAGTGTTCTTTCTTTACACCTTCCTGCAAGTCTGCTTGTAATTCAACAAACGCTATTCTGCTGTCTTGTCTAATTTCTGCGGCTTCTTCGTCAGTTAAGTTGAAGTGAGCAGAGAAGTCGTTAAAAGGACGTTCGTTTAAAACTTCAATCTCTCGCTTAGGAATAAAGTTGTCACCCAAGCCATCAACTGTTAATTCGTTCCAAAGTCCAGAGTCCCATACTGCTGGATCTTTAACTGTAATAATATATTCACGCATTTGTTATTCCTTATAAGGCAGCAATTCTTGCTTTGAAATCTGCAAAGTCAGTTGAAGCGGCAACTACAGTTTTCAATCTTGTTAGAGTAATTGTTCTTTGACCTTTGAAGAAAATATCGCCGGCTGCTACTAAGTTTAAGTCATTGCCGCTTGTTATTGTAACTGCACCAGTACCGGTAAAAGCAATGTTTTTAACATTTAAGTTTTCTGTTGTAAGTTGACTTGATAAAGCGTTTCTTACACGTTGTTCTGTATAATATAGGTTACTGCCTTCGGCCAAAGATGTTGTTGTCTTGGCTGTAAATGCACTATCAAATCTTGCTTGTGTATAATATAGGTTACTGCCTTCGGCCAAAGATGTTGTTGTCTTGGCTGTAAATGCACTATCAAATCTTGCTTGTGTATAATATAAATTTGTATCTTCGTCAATGTGATATGTTGATACACCTGCTAGGGCATTCCAAAATTCAAAACCAAAGTTAGCTGTTGGTAATTTGCTGTCAATTATTGTTTTAATGCTTGAACCAAAATTTGGATCATCACCAATGGCAGCCGCAAGTTCATTTAATGTATCTAATAATTCAGGAGCGCCTGCAACAATGGCGTCAACGTATGCTTTGTCTGCCAAGTTGGCAATAGCCTTAACGCCTTTAGCAACACTTTGTCCACTAACTTGTAATGTAGTGTCACCTTGAACAAGAACAAGAGCATCATTTGCTCCTAACACCGTCCCTAAATTTAAGTCTACAATTTTTATGTCTGCCATGTCTTTTCCTATTAACTTACTCTTTGCAAGGTAGCATAAATGCTATATGTTGCAGTTGTTGATGAGCCTGCCAGGCATTGTACTTCTAATGTACCATTTGACAATGTAAGTACAACTCCGCCATCAAAGTCTTCTTCAAATGTATCTTCGATTTTGTTTACGGAACTGCCTGATGCAGATCCTCTAAATTGCTTTGTTAATCTGTTGCCAGCTTGGTCAACAGCTAGTATTTTAATATCGAAGAACTCTGTGCCTTCGATTGTTATTTCGTTACCTTCACGATCAACTGCAGATATGTTTGCACCCAAGCAAACTGCACCCAGTACTATTTGTCGTAAACCTGTTGTACCTACACCAATTATAAATTCACTTGAGGTAGTTCCGGCTGTGTTGTTAAAAGTCTTCATATGTAGGATACCTCTACTCTAATGTTACCTGTTGCGGTATTACTAGGTATATTTACTACTACATCTTCTCTTGCTGTTGTAATCAAATCTGAATCAACTACATAAGTTCCAACTGTACTTGCACCGTGTTGACTAAACTGCCAAACAGTATTGGCACCAACATCAATGGTAAAGTCTGGCGCATCTGTCAATGCCTGTAGTACTGTAACGCTTACATTTAGAATTCTACGGTCTTCGCTTACTGTACCAATTGTGGTTGTTGCACCTGGTAATGCTACAACTTCTTTGATTGTTCTAGCATCAACAGCTACACTTCGTTCACCACTGACCTTGGTCCAAGCTGAACCACTGTATGTGAATGTTGCCCATTCACCGTTGCCATCGTCAATGACATAACACTGATCGCCAACTAGAGCATTCAATGCATCACGCCCTGTCATGTTTGCAACTACAGTGATACCGCTAGATCTAATACCTTGTTCAATGTTCAAGCCCAAAGCATAGCGGCCGTTTTGTCCGCTCATTACTCCTGCCGTGTCTAGGAACTGACCAGCAAAGTCTCTAATAGTTAATGGGCCGCCATCTAGACGCATTAAACGTAGCGCACTTGTTGTTGTGTTGGCAGGCGTGCTTGCTGGCAAGCTAGACAAAGAATTTGCGCCAGCAAAGCTATTACTATTTTGATCTGCAGAGATGTTTACAATAACAATCTCACCACCGGCATTGTTTCTTAATTTGATATCACTGCCATTTACAACAGTAGCAACAATATCTGGAATCTTTGCCGCATTGATATCTGCTACCATGTCGTTTTGATCAGCAACTACAGGATCTCCGTATGCGGCACTACCACTGGTTGTTGTTGTAAAGTTAACAGTTTGACCATTGATACTTGCGCTAAAGGGAGTGTAACCGGCAACAATACCATATGCACTACCTTGGCCAGCAACATCACTAAAAACTTCTGTGGCAGCACCAACTTTAACGGCTGTAACTTTATGACTAGGAGTTTCAGCATTGATTAGTGTTACAGCATCATCTACTGTGTATGTTCCGTTGCCACTGGCCAATGTAATTTGAGTTCTATTAATTTCAACAATGTCACCATCGTTACCTACAGGATCAATGCCAGTGCCTGTTGTAGATGTAACAATAGCATCAGAGACCTTCATGTAAATTGGTCTACGACTGTTGTCGTTGATTGTTAAGTCACCGCTACCATCTAAGCTGGGATACAAGTAATCACCAACATTACCAGGAAGCCCTGGAACAAAGTCAATGATACCGTTGGCAGGGCGAAGAACAAATTGATCAGGACCTGGACCAGGATATATCACAGTACCTAAGAATCTACCAATGTTATTAGCGTTGCTTAGTGAAAATGTTCCGCCCTCGATACAAACTGCATCGCCTTGTTCAAAACCATGTGCTGTCTTTTCCAACAAGTAATTTGTCAGCGGATTCATGTATTGGAAACGACTCATTACGTTGGTAAAGAAGTCAGCGGCCGCATCGCCTGGAATAGGATCCAACATTGGGAATCCTAGTTCGTTGATCTGGAAGAAGATAACAGGACCCGGTGTACCAAACAAGCCAAAGCCTGTTGGGTCACGGAATGTGTTGTAACGTAACCTATCTTCTACAATAGCTGTCAAAGAGTTGTTGCCCTTTTCGCTAATGCTCATAATTTGACAAACCTTGCCATCTAACGCACCAGCAACAAAGTCGCCTACTTCAATGTCTTGAGCATTAAACGCAAATGGTGTACGAGTTAAGTTACTACCATGGTTTCTATCTTGTACAGTAAAAGTTACTTCCCAACGATAGTATTGTGGGTTCTGGCCACCTGACCAGTAAGGGTCATCGCTTGCGTTGGCATGAGGCCAAAGAGCTACAGTACTGAACGAGTCAGCTGTACCCGAAAGTACTTTAGCTGGCTTGTTCAGTCCAATGAAGCTAGTTTTCCAAGCATTAATTGACATTATTATCCTTTAAGAACTTAGTAAGAATTGAACTACGCAATGTGTGGTTTGTCCAACTGCGGCTGTTGCACCTGTTAACGCTTTTGTTAAACTTAGTGTCATAGTGTTAGCACTTGCATCAAATGCGCTGAACGCACTTGGTGAACCACTTGATCCACCACCAGCAAGTGTTCTTGCAGAGTAATCACTACCAATACCACGTGTTACAAAAAGGTTACTTGCACGTTGGTAACCATAAACTTGGATGTTTAATGGAGCACATACACTACCTGTGAATGTAAATGTAACTGTAGCTGTTGTACTTGTTGCTGTTGCAATTACAGCACTGATACCACCATTTAGTACGTTAGCACTTGTTAGGTTACCACTTGCATCGTATTCAACTTGAACTGCGGCACGGAAGATACCAGAACTGCTTCCGCCACCGCCGCCACCAGAACTAATAGTTGTTGGTGTCCATGCACTACCATTCCAAGCCAGTGCTTGTCCTGTAGTAGGTGTTGTGCCAGTAACGTCTGCAAGTTGACTTAAATTGCTTTGACCCAAACGTGTGTCGAAACGTGTGCTTGTGTAGTATAAGTTTGAACTACCTTCAGTAACGTTGTCTGTACTTGTGTTTAAGCTAAATGTACCAGTTGAGCTGTTATAGCTTAAACCAGTACCAGCTGCCAAGGCATTACGAGCTAATGTATTGCTGAAGTACTTGTTTGTGGCGCCTTCGTTTAAGTTATCTGTTGTTTTAGTAGCTAAACGTGTATCCCAACGTGAGTTTGTGTAGTATAGATTGCTTGTGCCTTCTGCTACATCGTCTGTGCTTAGTACAACTGTACCAGTTTTGCTGTTAACACTTAATACAGCACCCGAGCCACCACTTACTGAGCTCGGTGTCCAAGCACTACCAGTCCATGTTAGTACCTGACCGTTTGTCGGGGCTGTTGTAACTGTGTCAACGTCTGCTAATGCGTTAATGCTTGAAGCACCAATACGTACATCTGCACGAGCATCTGCACGAGTGTTTGTAAAGTATAAGTTACTACCTTCAGTGATATAACTTGTGTTTGCACGATACTTGATCTGGCCAGTTGTATCATCATAGCTGATCAAGCTGGTGATATTGCTATCACTAATAGAGCTCAATGCTAATCTTGATCTAGCATCTGTATAATATAATCTAGTACCTTCAGTTATATCGCTAGTTGAAACATTATTTAATGCAGTAGTAATGCTTACATTACCACTACCATCAAAGCTTGTTAAACCAGTTACTTTACCTGTTAAGCTAATTGTTCTTGCTGTTGTTAGTCTGTTAGCTTTATTAGATAAATCAACTTCAAAGTTGAAGCCAGGCTGTGTTGCGCTAGATAAACCATAAATCTGTACGCTACCGCTAGATCCATTAACTGTGTAACTTGTTCCTGTTGCACCAGTGGCACCAGTGGCGCCTGTGTCGCCTTTTGGTCCCTGTGCGCCAGTGGCGCCAGTGGCACCTGTACTACCTTGTGGTCCAACTACATGGCCTGCGTTAATTGTAACGCCATCTGTTAGTGTGATTTGTAAATTGCCTGCGCTGTCTACAACTACGCCACTGCTTGCAATGCTACGTCCTGCAGGACCTTGTACACCCTGAGCACCCTGTGGACCAATTACACTACCTGCATCAAGTTGACTAGCATCATCTAATGTGATCTGTAAGTTACCGTCACCGTCTACTACTGCTTGGAATACGCTGACGCCACGATCACCTTTTGCACCAGTGGCGCCAGTGTTACCTGTAATACCTTGATCACCTTTTGGACCAACCACATTTCCGGCATCAATAGTCGAGTTATCTGTTTTTGTAATAATTAAACGGCCGCTGCCACTGACAACGGCTGAACTTACGCCTACACCATTTGTTCCGTTAGCACCAGCTGGACCAACAGAACCAGTATCGCCTTTTGCGCCTGTGGCACCAGTGTCGCCTTTTGGTCCAATAACTAAACCAGCATCAATAATTGAGCTGTCAGATCTAGTAATAATTAGTCTACCACTACCGTTAACTGCGGCACCGCTTACAGATAAACCAGCTGGACCTTGACTACCTGTATCACCCTTGATACCTTGAGCACCGGTGGCACCTGTACTACCTTGTGGTCCAATTACACTACCAGCATTGATAGTTGAATTGTCTTGTTTTGTTAGTATTAATTCGCCACTGCCATTTACAGCGGCAGTTTTAATACCGGATACGTTACCAGCATCAACAATGCTGTTATTGCTTAATGTTAACTGTAGTCGACCTGCTAATGTTACAGTTGCGGCACTGATTGATAAACCTTGTGGGCCTTGAGGACCTTGAGCACCAGTATCACCTTTGGCTCCGCTGTTGTTTACTGCTACCCAGCTTGTACCATTCCAACTTAAAACTTGTCCGGCTGTTGCACTTGATGTATCTACATCTATCAATTCATCTAGGCGTGATACAGAACTTGGTAAGCTAGATAAGCCTAGCGACACTTTCTGATCAACATATCCTTTTGTGGCAGCATCTAAATTACTTACAGGAGCACCTGACAATGTTAGCGCACCAGTCATCGTGCCGCCAGTCTTTAATAATACATCTGCGGCAAAGTTTGGATTATCAGCCAATGCTGCCGCTAATTCGTTTAATGTGTTTAGTAGTGTTGGAGCACCATCAACGATGTTGCTGATTTGATTGTTTACATAAGTTTGTGTAGCATATCCATTGTTGTTTAAGTATGTTCCAACATCACTTAATGTTACGCCACCACCAGAGCCACCACCTACTGCGCTAATTACGCCATTGCTAATAGTAATTGTTGTACCATCAACTTTGACACCACCTAATAGGCTAGTAGTTGCCGTTGGCAATGTGTAACTTCCGCCACCGCCGCCGGAACTTACGCTACCTGGTTGCCATCTTAAATTAGCTTGACTCCATACAAGAGCCTGGCCATCTGTAACACCAGTTACATAGGTGTCTGTTAAATCTTCTAAGTTTAGTGAATTTAACTTTTGATTAACATAAGCTTCTGTTGCATATCCCGCAAGACTAGGAATAGTTGGCTTATTGGTTAAATCATTATAGCTACCGCTGAATAAAGCAGGCTTGTTAGTTAAGTCTGTGTACGAACCGCTGAATAAAGCAGGCTTGTCAGTAATACTACTCCATGGTAAACTGGTAGTAGGTGTGAACGTAACATTCAATACACCTTGGCTGTTGATTGCCAAACCAGTACCAACTTTAACTCCGCCAAGTGTTGACACAGATGCAGTTGGCAATGAGTATGCTGGTATACCTGCTATTGCAGAATTTATGTAGTTTGTTAACGTACTTGCAGTTGACGATGTGGCCGCTGTTAATTCGTACTGAGTAACTTTTGTTGCTAATTGAGTATCAACGTAACTTTGGCTTGCTTTTGTAGCAACACTTGCCGCAATAGAATCTGCAAAAGTAGCATTATTACCCAGTGCTGTTGCAATTTCTTTTAATGTGTTTAGAGCAGCCGGAGCACCATCTAATACACTATTGATTTGTGTATTAACATAAGATGTTGTGGCATAGTTGCTTAAATTAACCGGAGGAATGTTAGCAATCTGTGTTGCAACATACGCAGTAGATGCCAATGGAGCAATTGCCGTAGAAATGGCATTTTGAATTTGCTCTGTGGTCATGTAACCTGTTGATGGATCAATTACAATATTTGCTGTACCATCAACAACGTTAACAGTAGCACCACTTACAAAGTTAATGTTTGTAAAGTTGCCGCGATTTGAAGTATTTTCGTAAACTGTAATAGAATCCAAGCCGCCTGTAATAGTAGCAACGTTATCAACTACATCAACACCAGGGCCAACAAAGTTTAAAATTGTTGCTGTGCCACGTGCTGTCCCGTCTTCTTTAATGCCTATAGATCCTGCACCACCGCTACTGCCACTGCCTGCACCTGCAAGGCTGATCATTAGTTTACCGGTTGTGTCGTCATAACTTGTTTGTAGGCCAATACTGATATCAGTACCTACTTCGATTTGACTGGCTACAATATCTTGGACATCTTCTTCTGTCAGGCCGCCGCCGCTGCCTGGACCGTTAGATCCACCTTGTAGTTGTCCTCCTGAAGATGCGTTAATCGCCATGTTGTGTTTCTCCTGTTATTCTTTATAGGCTTAGGACTACTCGTTCGCATGTACCTAAAGCAGATGCTAACTGACCTAAATGACTTCGTTGTATTTTTGCTCTTACGTAAACAAAGTTTCCAACTACGTTAAATGTTTCTACTTTTGTTTCAGGTGTTTCAACTTGATAAAAAGTTGTATTAGCACCAATACCAATTGGGAACCAATCTGATTCTCTTGGGTCATCGCTTAACGTTGCTTCTAGGATAAGATTACCCTTGAAACGATTAAGATAAAATGCTATTGTGTGAAATCCATTGGAAAAGCCATAGTAGCCATCAGCACGAGTTGCTGGCCCTGTTTGGTCCAAATTTCCATTTGGAATAAACATGTTCTGTACTCTAATAGACATGTTATTCCTTTATAATTTCAACTATTACATCGCCACCAACAAGCTCTTGTGCTACTTGCTCTAAGCCAGCAACAATATCTTCGCTTGCTAATGTAACTTGGTTGTCACTATCTTTGCGAAGTTTGCTTAGTTTGATTACGATGAGTTCTTCTTGTATTTTAGCCATTAAAAAGCCTCCGACTGTATTTAGCGGAGGCTCAAGTTTTGGGGGCGGGCTAAATCACTCCGGAGGCCTGATTCTTTCAAATCTTTCTATGTAATCACCACATTGTAAACGTAGCATAGCGGCATCGTCTGAGCTGGCTAGATACAAATGTAGAGGTTGTCCCCATCCATAGATTTTTGGTAGAGTGTCATTTTTAATAATGTTCATTAACAAGCCAGCACAATACCAATCGTCCGGATCTAAAGCATTCACTGCTGATTTAAAATTATCTACAGCTTTAACTCTAAAGTCGTTGTTGTATTTGATCCGTGCCCTGATAGGAAATTTACCATACCATGGCTTGGTTCTAATAACATCATATTCATAGTTGAGCATTAAATCTTTAGCAGATGTGTTGACAGGACTCCATGTTTCGAGTACTCTGTCACCAAAATATGCTACTAGCGCATTTAGTTCTTCTTCTGAAGACAAGAACACACTTAAATTGCTTTCGCTTCGCAATCCAACATCTTCAAACATTTTCAAGCACCAAGACTTTGCTACATTAATGTTTACACTACGTTGCCTTAGTGTCTCTGTATTGTTAACCCTGCCCCAACCATTTGATCCACGGGCAGGGGTAATTTCAATAATAGCTTTGTAAGGCCATTTTTTCCAAAACAGCTTTTGAGTATTATGTGTTTTCATCAGTAATTAAAAGTTCTGTTCCATCACTAGTGACGCGGTGTTTAGTAATGCCATCGCGGATAATACGTTTAGCAATTGGTAGTCTAATTTGTTCGTTGATCAGGCGCTTCATTGGACGAGCACCCATTGTTTCGCTATAGCCGTGCTCTGCCAAGTAGTCCAGTGCTTTGTCATCATAGCTAACAGATTGATTCTGTCCATTAAGTTGTTCACGAATTTGATTCATAAACTTGTCAGCAATACGTCGAATAACATCACGAGACAAGCGGTTAAACTTAACAGTAGCATCTAAACGATTGCGGAACTCTGGGCTAAAGAAACGCTTGACTGCTTCATCGCTGGCATCATTGTTTAATCCGCCACCAAAGCCAATTACATTCTTTTCACTATCCACAGCACCCAAGTTAGACGTTAAGATAACAAACGCATTACGGGCACTTGCTTGCTTATTGTCAGAACCTGTAACAATACCATTGTCCATTAAGCCAAGCAAGACTTGGATAACATCGGGGTGTGCTTTTTCAATTTCGTCAAATAGCAACACACAGTTTGGTACACGCTCTAGTTCGTTAATCAACTTACCTGAACCAGCTTTGCCCTCACCATAACCAACGTAACCTGGAGGGCTACCAATTAGGGAAGCAATCTTATGTGGCTCTTTGTATTCGCTCATATCAAAGCGAATCATTTCCATACCCAAGCCTTCGGCAAGTTGGTTAGCAAGTTCTGTTTTACCAGTACCAGTTGGACCAACAAACAAAAAGTTAGCCATCGGGCGGTTTACTTCTTTTAAGCCTGACTTGGCAATATACACCATGTTCATTAGACGTTCAATTGCATTGTCTTGTCCAAATACGTTTGTACGCATACGGCTTTCAAGATCAGTAACTGCAACGTTTTTTTGCTCGCCTAACTGTTCAATTGGCACCCGAGTCAAATCGCTAATCTCTTGGCGAATATGATCCTTGGTAACGTCAGTGCCTGCAGGCGAGTTTGTAACACGCAAACGGGCCATGGCCGCATCAAGAATGTCAATTGCTTTGTCGGGCAATTTCTTGTCCAGCATGTACTTCATAGACAAGTCAATGGCCAAGTCGATTGATTCTTCACCAACTGCCAAGTTGTGATACTTGGCATACACAGGTATAACTTGACGCAACATCTGCTTGGTTTCTTCAACTGAGGGCTCATTGATGTCAATCTTGGTAAAGCGGCGCAGTAAGGCACGATCTTTTTCAAAGTTCTCACGGAACTCTTCATAAGTTGTGCTACCAATACAACGTAGCTTGCCTTTTTCTAAACTTGGCTTTAACAAGTTAGCAACGTCCATACTACCTTGTCCGCCTGCACCTGCGCCCATGATCATGTGAATCTCGTCAATAAACAAGATAGCATCATCGCGTTCTTCTAGTGCTTCTAGAACATGTTGCATACGCTCTTCAAAGTCACCGCGGTAACGTGTACCAGCAAGTAATTTGCCCATATCTAAACTGTAAACAGTTTTCTTCTTTAACACTTCTGGTACTTCATTGCGAATAATAGCTACAGCAAGTCCTTCTACAATAGCTGTTTTACCTACACCAGGTTCACCAACCATGATAGCATTGTTTTTCTTTTTACGAGTAAGTGTCTGTGCAAGTCGGAACACTTCTTTCTCACGACCAATCAAGGGATCGATCAGTTGCTTTTCAGCACTCTTATTCAAGTTAGTAGTATACTTGCTGAGTACTTTTTCACTATCACGTTTCTTAGCGACCTTGCTTTCCTTGCTACGGCCATCTTTTAGTTTACCAACATAGGTAATGATAGCATCTTTGGTAACACCATTCTTGGCAAGGAAGAAGTTGGCATGGCTATTCTTTTCACTTGCAATACTGATCAGCAAGTCTAGTGGCTCCATGTGTCCACGGCCAGTAAAGATAGCCTGTGTGTATGCACGATTAAAGCATCGTTCTAAGGTAGCTGTTTTGCGTGGTTTGGTTACACCCTCAACACGGATGTCTTCTTGGTCCCGTAACCACATATCAATTTCATCACGCAGGCCCATTACATCTACTTGTAATTCACCAAGGATGTCTTTAATTTCTTCTTCTTCTAGCATGACACGTAGTATGTGCTCTAGTGTAACATACTCATGTTCACGGTTCAATGCATCTTGGAATGCACGAGCAATAACTTCATTAATGCGTCCGTTGTTTTCTTCTTGATTCATAACTACCTTTTCAATTTGAATATTTATTGTACTACTTTTCCGCTTGTAGGTCAATGACCGTTTTGTCCTGATCCTCTGGATTTAGCTTAGGAATAGATACTTCCAATGTTATAAAAGCATTTCCCCTGGCACTTGTTCCCCTGACGTTAAATCCACGATTACGCAACCTAAGTTGTGATCCTGGTTGACTACCAGCAGGCACAGCAATTTGTATCACTGAGCCATCAATGTCTGTAATTTCAACATCAGAGCCAAACATTGCTTGCCATACACTTATACGCATAGTGGCATGTAAATCGCGATGTACAAGGTTCCAGAATTTATGTGTTTCAACTTTTATTTTTGCATACAAATCGCCTGGCGGCTGATCCTTTATAAGCTGACCGCCATCTCCTGCAAAGCGTATTTTAATATCTTCTGTGCTTCCGGGCGGAAATGTGATTTTCATTTCCTTTTCTGTACCGTCGGGCATGGTAAATGCTACATCTTTAGTAAATCCTGAATGCGCTTCTTCTAGTGTACAAGGTATTGAAATGTTTATATCTGGATTTTTAATTTCTGGTTCACGCCAGTCATCAAAGTTCCAATTACCGCCACGTTGTGTGCGTCTAATGATGTCATTTAAATCATTAAAGCCGCCAAATGGGCCACTGCCACGGAAGCCATTGAAGTTAGAAGTGTTGGCTCTACCCGAAGTGATAGCTTCGTATGCTTCTTTAATCTTTTTAAATTCTGCTTCACTACCACCGCGGTCGGGGTGGTGCTTCATTGCTAGCTTGCGGTAAGCCTGTTTGACTTCATCTGCGGTAGCATTTGATTCTAAGCCTAACGTTTTGTAATAGTTCATAGCCTTAACATTATAACACTAAAAAGTTATAGTGTCAAGGGTCACTTTACTTCTTCGAAAATTTTCTTTTGGTCTCTATACCAGGCCCTCCAAGCATCAACTTTAACAGAACACTCATAGTATGCTGTATAGTTTTCGCTAACGGTCCTGGCAATTTCACTCAAGGAAGATTTTTCGTTGTCTAATTTTCTTAGTGGAAGGCAACGTTCGTAAATGATTTCCGGTGCTTCTGGAAACTTTTGTCTAACTGGTACCGCTGTAGTAGAGCAACCAGTTAGTAGAGCCAATGCTACAATAGATAATGTGTATTTCATTTTTTAGCATCCTTTGACGTTGGTTTTTCGGCGGCCATGTTAACTGCTGTTATGAACTCTTTGGGGATTTCACATTGTCCTCCAGCGGCAAACTTTGTATCATACTTGACAATTTCTCTGTCAACGTACTTGACAACTTCGTCGCCCTTTTCTTTGACTACTTTAACTTTGTCAACGTACTTGGTAATAACTTTAACGTTTTGTGTTGCGGCTTTGGCTTCTGCTTGGGCAACTTTTTGCTCTGCTTCGGCAACCTTTGCTTTCCACTCTGTATCTTTGGCAATGCCGCCTTCGTACCATACACCTAGTACAGTAAGAACTACACCTACCATCTGCAATGGCACACGATATTGCATTGCCATGGGAATGAATCTAACTGGCAATACCTTAATCATCCAGCTGGCCACAAGAGCAAGCAAACCTAGAATTAGCACTAGGTGAAAAACAACGTCAGGCAACCAGTTTAATATCCACATGTTTATTTTTATCCTTTATGTCGGTATATGATCCTACCTTTTGAAGTGTCATATACACTCATTTCTACATCAACTGCATCTCCTGGTATGATTGTAATTCTATTCATACGCAGTTTTCCTGCTAAGTGTCCTAAAATACTTTGCCCTGTTTCTAAATCAATTTGGAACTGAGCATTGGGTAGGGCTTCTGTTACTCTGCCCCTTAGAGTAAAATTATCTTGTTTCGACACGTTTAATACTTTGTTAAGTTTTTCATTCGGAGGTACCAGGCCCTGGATTCTGGGGGTAAGTCATAAAGTTTTGGGTCTTGTACTATTGAAGCGTTTAAGTTGCCAATATTTAATTCTAGTCGTTTGCCATCCATGCCTACAAATTTCCAATCTTGAGCTTCTGTTGCATGTTCAATATCTTTTATAATGTCTATAATTTTCTGGTTTAGGCCTGGTAGCCTTTTTAATTCTATGTATACGTGAAACTTGCCGCTTTCATCACTGGCATCACTGGCCTCAACATCCTCAATGCCGGCACTTGACCATTCTAAGTAGGCGCCTAAGTCAACAGCTACTTCGTTAGTTGAGCATTTGAATGCTATGACAACGGTTTCGCTTTCGGTGCCAAGCTTAGGCTTATAACGGTCAATCTCAATTAACTCGTCAACGGTATTGCGTAGATCGCCTTCGCGAAGGCTTTCATTAAGCTTGTACTTCTTGACCTTGTTCATTCTGTGGGACTTCTTCTGGTGGTGCGTCTTGCTCGTTCTTTAAGCCATTTTCGCCATCTAACTCTTCATCGTATGCGGCTTCAATGCTGTCATAATCAACATCATCTAAGTCTTTGATATCTTCGCTTACGTTTAACAATGCCTTTGGCACTCTTAAATTAACTAGCCAAACTTTTTTCTTGACTGGCCTTGGTACTTTTTGTCCCTCTTCATTTGTAATGACATCTTCGGGACCGTTTACCTTGGCAAATGTAGTTAATGTATCTTCGCCAAACTTGACCTTACATCCACTTTTAATCAAACGCATAGCGGCATCTGGATTTGGCATAAGCTTGCGAGGGTACATTAGTGTTAGTTCGACCCAGTGACGCTCAACAAATGGACCATCTACAATCTCACCTTTAATCCAGTTTTCGTAGGCATAAACATCCATACGGTCTAATACACGGTCAATTTCAACTAACGTGTCAATAACGTTAGGACTACGGTGTATTGTGTCTAGGTTTTTGTAAATTAAATCTTGTGTTGGCATAGTCAGATATTTAGCTCTTTATTGCCATTACCCTAGCCAAGATTGTGGTCTGGCTTAAATACTTTTGGTTCAGCGATGAATCAACCCTGACGTAGTTGGGTTGACATTTGAAGAAATCTATTATTTTTAACATAAATCAGCCCTTTGCGTTAGTTTGTAAAGGAGCAAGATGAGAAATAAGCAAAAACGTGTCCCACAGCAGGACCGTAAAGCGGCGTTTGATGGCAACGCAGTTATAGATTTGAATCATTTTCGAGACACCGACACAAAACCATCCAAGTATAAACGAGTGGAAATTACGCCACGTAATTTGCGCCAGGAAGACTATCTGGCTCACTTAGAAAACTCCCGCAAAGACATGGTATTTGCCCTAGGACCAGCTGGTACGGGTAAAACGCTCATCGCCACGTTATGGGCAGTAAAGCAATTAAAAGCAGGTGCAATTGATCGCATAGTAATCACTAGACCAGCAGTCAGTGTTGATGAACAACACGGCTTCTTACCAGGTGATCTAATGAGTAAAATGGCTCCATGGACTCGTCCTGTTTTTGATGTGTTCCGAGAATACTGGAATGCCAAGCAGATTGAAGGCATGATTGCCGAAGGTATAATAGAAGTTGCTCCTCTAGCATACATGCGCGGCCGCACTTTTAAAGATAGTGTTGTCATTGCAGACGAAATGCAAAATGCCACAGCCAGTCAAATGAAGATGTTACTTACACGCATAGGTGACGGTAGCAAGTTTGTTATTACTGGTGACCTTGGACAACACGATCGAGGATACGAGCACAATGGCCTTAAAGACTTTATGGAAAAACTTATCAACAACGATAGATCCAGTAGACTTGCTGTTGTAAAGTTTGAAGTGGCTCATGTAGAACGTCATCCTGCTGTAGCTCAGGTGTTAGGAGTTTATAACGAAGACTGAACTAACTTGTAAATTTCAGCCCAGTCATTAACCACTGGGACTGCACCTTTGTAATCTGCGTTATGGGGGACGGACATTAAAAGTGGTCGTAACCCATAACCTAATCCAAGTTCTGCGTTTGACGGTTTGTCTTCAATCCAAAACAATTTACTGTCTTGATAGTTCTTAAGTACCACGCCTTTGTCGCTATGTAAAGGCAAAATGTGTATTTCATTAAAAATACCTTCGCCAAAGATTTTATCTAAATTGCTTTTGCGAAGGCCCGGCGTCCACGGATGGGTTCCTGCTGTTGTAATGATTATAAAGTTCCATCCTTCAGTATGCAGGCGCTGTACAAACTTAACGCTGTCTTTCCATGCGGGTAATGATTCAAAGTCACTGCTAGAATTAAACTTAGCAATCAGTTCTACACTTTGTTCATAGGAGATTCCATACTGCTCTCTAATGCCGTATACGTTAAGGCAATGTGGGTTAAGCCTATAACCAAGCCGTTCCATCCAAGGACGAAACTTAATTTCCCAATCTAGTAATACCCCATCGCAATCAGTTAAAATAGTTTTATTAACCACGTACCAACCTCTCTAGTTCAACAAACGTTGCACTTAAATTAATCTCTGCATCTGCTACCAAGCCGTGGTTAACTAAACCTTTGCGAACAATTAACAATGCTTGATCTTGTGTATCTACATCCGCACCCCATAGATCCAAATTGCGATACATGAAGCGATACATATCCTCATATTCTTCTAAGCTAATCTGTTTGATGATCAAGTTACGTGCTTCACGCAACCTACCTTGCCTAAACAAATCTACCATGGCAAGTTTATAATCACTTTCGGCATCTTCTTCTTTGGGTGCTTCTAGGTTACCAGTTACACTACGCATTTGGATAGTGTTAATGCCCTTACGCAAATCTGGGAAACAGGCTTTGACATAAAGCTCTAAAGTTTCCTTGTCTGTTGTGATGCCTTCCTTGTACAGGATCAAGGCCAGCTGTCTAAGATAGCCTTCCTCATCCAATGTCTTAAAGCTGATGGTCTGACAACGACTATGTAATGCAGGGATAATCTTGTTGGGATAGTTGCAAGTTAAAATAAATCTAACGTTCTCGCTGTACTGTTCAATCATACCACGCAAGATGCCCTGCGCTGGCTGTGAAATGTAGTCAGCTTCATCTAGTAGCACAATCTTAAAAGGACCCATACTCATGGTGCTACAAAAGTTGGCAATCTTACCACGCAGGTCATCTACGCTGTTGTCACGACTTGCATTAATGTGCAAGAATTCACTGGGCTCAATGCCAAGAGCATTTACAAGAACCTTAGCAAGAGTTGTTTTGCCTGCACCAGCTTTACCTGCTAGCAACAGGTGTGGAATGTAGTTGTCTTTAATCCAACTCTTGACCATGTTCTCTTGGTCGCTGTCAATCCAAACATAATCATCAACAGTAGTTGGGCGATACTTCTCTACCCATAGTTCTTTCATTTGTATTCCTTTGCCTTTAGTGGTTTAATTAGTGTGTTTAATTGGTCTGCACATTTTCTCAAATCTGCGGCAAGAGTGCCTCGCCCAATCTCATGCTCCACAAGTCGAGCAATATCATGAAGCTTAATAACGGCCTCAGTCAGTTCATAATCAGATTCAATCATAGCTTTTAAGTGTTTGTTTAATGTCTTTGTGTTTAACAATTATAAACGATTTGTAGTCTTTGTCAACCTTCATTGGAAGATCCAAGTGGATGGTTACCTCTGGGCCGTCAATGTTGTTAATAAGCCTGTCGTTACCTACTGTGCCAACGAATGGAATCTTCTTATAGTGACCAAACACACGGTCGCCAATTTGATACTTGCCGCGATAGCCTATGCGTTCAAAGTAATCAGTTTGGCTTCCCATCACCAAGATTCCACATCAGTGATATCGATAGTGGTATCTTCTGGTTCAAATGTTTGATACTTTACTACAATGCCTAAACCAATACCAGACTGCTCATGTTCCCAGCTAAGTGTAAAGCTATCAACGTCATTTACCTTGTTAGCAAGCTCTCCTAGTTGCTGTATTTGTTTTCTAGATAATCTAATTGAACTTCTCATACTAGTTCCTCAACAATGCCTAACACTTCTGCCATAATAAGACAGACGCCTGCCATTAGCAAGTTGCCTGTAATCAAACAGCCGCCTGCTACGATACGAATAGCACTCTTTGCAAGGCTAACATAAAAATGCCCACGACTTATGTCTTTAGGTTGTACTTCCATTATTCTTTTCCTTCTAATTTTTCTAAGAACACATCTTGATCATGTTCTCTCAACCATTCATCTTCGTCTACAAATGTTGAACATCTATTGAGTTGCTTTTTAACAGCCCAATAGATTTTATAAAGTTCTTGTTTATGCGGCCAGTTATAGTATCCGGTCATATTCGGATCTGTAGCTTTGTTGCCTAGCTTTTGGATTTCCCAAATGATATCATTTGTCATTTTCCAAACAACTTTCTTATACTTGTAAACAAATTAAGAAACCTAGCCTTGTAAGGATCAGACAAGATCTGTTCTGCTAGGCTAGGATGGTGTGGGCAACGGCCCTGGTTGTAATCACACGATGGTGAATATGTCTTATGGCAAGTTGTGCATTTAGTATTCATGTCACTATTATAGCGTACACAAATACTAAAGTCAATGTTATCGTGCGCCGAAATCTTCCGCTTTGGCGCCGTCGGGCTTGGTGTCAATGCCAACACCTACAAAGTCATCGTCTGGTAACTCATCTGTTACAATAAGACATTCCTTGTTATCCAGGTGGACCAACTTCATTTTTTCGCCGGCGTGTTCGCATTCAAACTGGCGGCTCCATCTGCCGTGTGCCACTAACACATATTGGCCTGGTCGCACCCAATCAATGCCCTCACCTACTAAACGGACTCGGGCCCAACGTGGGCGAATGCCACGGTCCTTGCCGTTTTCACTTTGAATAATAATACCGCTTGATGTGACTCGTTGTTCAAGCCCCATAAGTTCTGCTAATACACGCTCTTGTAAAGGTCTAATGATTGGCATTATAGGCTCGTTGGGGTTGGTGTAGATTTTGGAACAACTTGAATACTGCCATCGCTGTATTCAATCTCCGTAGACGTACCGCTTTCTGTTACAATATCACGAGTACCAACAATAGTAGGCCCTGTAGAACTTGGTGTACCGGTTGGTGCTGTGTTCTTAATTTCAGCATCAGCTTTTAAACTAACCGATGATGTTTCATTGTTTTTAAGATTAGCACTTGCTCGTGAAATAACTTGGTTAGGAATCTTAACGTTTCCTCTAGAATCAATGATGTCACCTCTGGCATTCATTGAAGCATTTCCAACAGCACGTACATCGCCATTTTTTTCTGCAAAGGCGGTCATGTTGAATTCTTTGCCCCTGTGCGTTTTGTATCTTGGTGTTACACTCATCTAATAAACTCCTCTATTCCTAAGTTATACTTAATCGGATTGATCTGGTGGAGTCCAACCAAGTAAAGTAAAAACGAGCTAACTGAGCTACCTCGTCCAACTCCCCAAACAATCTTATGTTCTTCCATTAATTTTACTAAAAATATCATGAACCTTAGCATTGTTTCTAATCCACGTTCGCGGAACAATGCCAATTCCTCTGCTACTCTTATAGCTTCTTCTACAGTAGAAACCTTATTAGCAAAGTATATATCTAAGTCCATGGTCTTGTATTCTTCTGGCATATCCCATTTTGAACTTGCTTCCTCCAATGATTCTGGAAGTTCTTTAACGCTAAAGATAGGATCTTGCCCAAGCTTGTTGCAACCATCAAAGTACAAACCAAGTATATCTGGCGTAACTGTTAACGGGCCTGCTTTGTCTTGGTAAAGTAACTCTACCAAATCTGATTCTTTTATCATTGTAGCTGGCATGTTAGGCAATGCTGTCGTTGAATTGGTCACCGTCTTTGTTGCTTGCTTCAAAGCTTTGTTTGTATCCAATTTCCCACATGGCGTGTTTAATTGCTTCCATGTGTGCTAACATTTGATTCATTACTTCATGACTAGCACCGCCTTGGAAAGCGGCGTTGTATTTTTTAGTAATAAATCTTTGACGCTCCATCAGTTGCTCAAAGTTCATTGCGCTGTAGTTTGGATCCATATTATTATATACCTGGGCTAAAGCTACTTCCGCATCCACACGTGGTCTGCGCCATTGGATTTTCAATTACAAATCTAGATCCATTTATGTCATCTTTAAAATCAATAACAGCACCAGTTAGATACTGCATACTCATGGAATCAACTAATACTTTAACATCGTTTTGTTCAAATGTAAAGTCATCTTCATTTACTTCTTCGTCAAAAGTAAAACCATATTCCATACCCGAGCAGCCGCCGCCTTGCACAAACACTCTTAAGGCTGTGCCTGTTGGGATAGAGTCTTCTAGCTTAATAGCTTTAACTCTACCAAATGCGCTATCTGTAATGTTAACCATATTATGACCTTATAATAATCTCAATAAGCTCTTCTCGCTTTTTACGAGTATTAATTGCTATGCCACGCTCTTTTGCATAAACAATCAATTGCTTTTTGGTAAATGTATTTAACTTATCTATGTCGTGCCGGACTTTTACCACAAGAGGCGGCTTTTCTGTTTCACTTGTGATTTGTTGGTCCAGCCATGATTTAATGTTAGACATGATTCTCCCCAAAAAATAACTTGGCAAATAAAGCATCTTCTTTGTTTTCAAACAAAAGCCAGGCTTGACTGTCATTGAATCCCCAGCCTGTCCATTCCTTTGTTAGTTCCATTGCTTTTTCTAAGATCTGTTGTGGAATGCCTTGTATACTTTCCATGCCTGTTTGATCTACAACTGAAACAGCCCAAGCTTGGTCAGGCTTAGACCCTTCCAAGAAGCTGTATGTTTGATACAAATCTTTAACAAAAATAAATTTCATTTAGCCTTCATATGTAGCAGAGTTAGCACCATGTTCAAACACTTCTACACTTTTAACTCTTACAGTTGGATTAATTGGATATCGCATGTCGCCACTTGCAATTAGCTCTGCCATTTTATCAAACGCCATTTTAGCAAACATTTCGCAACCTACACCTGGTACAATGCGTAGATCACAAATACCTTGTCGGCGATATGGTTCTACTTGTACACGTTCTGCGTTATCATCATGCTCTGGATTTGAGCTCCAGCCTGACATTAGTTTAAAACGATCTAACATTGGATCATCTTCGGCAACAACCAAAGTGTGATCAAACATGTGATCTGCCCATGCTTTGAACTCTTTGAGACCACCAAAATCCATACACCAGTTCTTGTCATCTAGTGTGTCGCATTCAAAAATTAGTTTGATGCCAATTGAATAACCATGTAGCGTGGAACAGTGGCTGTGTGTGGCTCTCCACTGCCTGAAACAGCAACTCAGACCTCTGTCGTTGCCGTATGTTTTTGTTGAATAAAATTTTGCCATTGTTGTTTTTCCTTTGTTAACAATGGCATGCAGAATTTGTATAGCGGGATGAATGCCGAAGAGACCGCTGTTGATATTTATTAAGTGTTTAACGTGTCTGTAACTCGTTAATGCCTAATGCTTTGAAAGAACGTTGGACACCAACCAGTTGGCTCCAACAGTCCCATAAGGCATGATGCGCGGCACCTTGTGGACGTTGCAGTCCGGGTACTAATGCATACAATGTGCGAGCATCACGTGCCTGCCAATAACTCCAAGCTACACCACGCTTGAGTTCTCTGCTAAAGTGTTCGAGGATGTTTAAGTCAAAGCCTGTGCCGTTGGCCCAAATGGCATCAACACCGCCACACCAACGATGGAAGTCTTGTAGTACATTACGTATGTCATGGCGGTCATCTTCTGCAAATGCTTCTCCACGAACTTCTTCGCTTTGCCGGCCCCACCATGCTAGTGTGTCATCATCAATGACATGATCGAGGCCTTCAAAGCTTTCAAAACTTACACGACGATAAAACGTATCCATCTTTTCCATTGGATTGTTTGTATCTTCTGCCCAGGGATTGAAACGAATAGCACCAATAGTAAGCATTAAACTGTTTGGTTTAGTGCCAAGTGTTTCCAAGTCAACCATGATATGATTGCCTGGTTTATAAAAGTTCATTTCATTTGCCATCGGTAACTTCTGCTTTCCTTAAAGACCATGTACCATTGTTATTGTCAGTCCAGCTTAGTGTATCGCCCTCTGCCCAACCTGCTTCTTTAAGCAAATCTTCTGGCAAAGGCAAAATCAACTCTTCTGGATTGTCGGGATTTTCTTCAACTGTGATAGTCCAAGATTTCATTTTATTACATTTCCGTTAAAGTCTTTGGTCGCTAGCATATCGGGAACCTTTGCTGCCAAGCGTGTTAATTCGTTTTGACTGGGATGATGTCGCATGATCCAGCGAGCCCGTTCTCTTACATCACCAGGCACTCTGGGTGTAACTTGCGGAATCAACAAGTCTTCAATTAGTTTTAAACCTTCTACCATGGCGCGGTAGCGTTCATCAGGCATAGTCATCATTGTCTCCGATCGTTGTAAATTCCGGCACGTCAATCCAGGCAGTCCATATCGTTGTTTTTATAAACGAGTTTGTCTTAGGATCAATGCCACTATAGTCAGTGCCATTTTGCATGTTTCTATATTGTAACACACGATTGCTACCTTTTACAAGCCAGCGTAATTCCGTTTTCAAGTCCATAGTGCATCTTTGATCTTAATAAGACGAATCATCATTGCTTCATCTTCTTTGGCATAGGCCTTTTCGATTCGTTGAAGTTCTTTATGAGCCTTGTTACTTGCTTTTTTAACAGCAGGGTCTTTTTCAACACCCCAGTTTAACTTGCCACCGTTGGCAACACGACTTGCTTCACAGGCCGCAGTCCAACCACTGGCTTCATATGGGTCAGGACGATTACGGTATGTAGTGGTCCACCACAAGTACAATTCTTTGATTTCTTTTGCGGCAAGTGCCTGGCTAGTTGGCACTGCTTCGCCTTTCTTACCTTCTTCTAGCCATTCTTCGTTGGTCAGCGTCATTGCCCAATCAAGATGGTCGAGCCCAGCGGCCGGACTGCGCCAGGTTCTCCAGCGGAACCATCCTGTTGCCCAGAATGGGGGGTTGTACTTTGCACGGTCTTCTGAAGATCCCCAAGCGACATGGGACCAAGCGGTTTCAATCTCAACGAAATCAACAAGCTCATTGAAGAGGCAAGGTAAAAAGCGATTACCAACGTCACACCAGTTTCCGGGCTTAATATCCCGGGCATGAGCAGTAAGAGCATGGCTACGAGTAACATAGCGATTATTAATATAGTACTTAAGATCATAAAGCTTATCTGTAGGGTAGTAGACAATTGTCTGAAGGATGTCTAAGCCTTCTTCTGCCAACCAGTAGCGAAAGTTGTGTTTCATTTGGGCTTGAGTAGTCCACTCATCCCATTCTTCAGCTGTACCGGCACTGAGTTTTTCAGTGCCGCGAATCCAATCAGCAAATTTGCTACATGTCCAGTAATGACTTCTCATTCTTTAACTCCAGTTAATGGTTTGTCGGGTCTGTTAATACAGTACTCGCAGGCAGGATCATTGCACTTGTCTTCTACCCACTCGTTAGTTTTGGCATTGTAATAAGTGTCATACTCTTCAGAATACACAATGTCTTCGTTCATTCTTCTACCTTGTTAATTGTAACACCTGCTTGCTTTAAAAAAGCAATGCCTGCTTCGCTTCTGTAATTATCACGATAAAACACTTGTTTAATACCACTTTGGTATATCAACTTAGCGCACTCGATACATGGTGCATGGGTAACAAAGATTACTGCATTTTCAGATGACTCTGGGCTACGTGCTACCTTCGCAATAGCATTTGCCTCTGCATGAATAACTTCGGGTTTGGTTTTGAGTTCTTTTATCTCTCGCTGTGGTACTCCGTCAACTATGGCAACAACAACTTCTTCTTCACAGTTGTTGTCCCAACCTGCAGGCATACCATTGTAACCAATGCTGATAATTCTGTCATCTTTGACCACAATAGCACCTACTTGAAGTCGTCGTGCTGTACTAAGACGGGCATACGTGCCAGCTACTTCCATATGTGCTTTGATATATTTTGGTTTCATACCATAAGTATAACACTATTGTAAAGGAAAGTCAATGGAAATAGTTTTTATTCACGGAGCCAATGCATCCAATGTGTCCTGGAACTGGGCCGGTTCTCAGATTAAAAATCATACCAGACTCCCCTGGGGTATGATGACTGATCCAGACGATAACTTAACAGATATGGAACTTGCCTTGCCTGAAAGGTGCATTGTAGTTGGTCATAGTATGGGTGGTCTTTATGCTTGGCATTTGGCAAACCGAAACCCAGGTAAAGTAGTAGCAGGTATTAGTATTGCTACTCCATGGGGAGGTTCAATGCAAGCTAGCCTTTGGAAGATGGTCAATGTAAACATACCCTGGCTTAGAATGATAAGCAGAATGGAACCATGGACTGCTGAAACAAGATTGCTAGAAGCACCTGTGCCCTGGACTAATGTTGTATGTACACACGGATTTGACTTATTTGGAGTTGGTCCAAACGATGGTGTTGTCACTGTACAAAGCCAACGTGAATTATTTGGACCTGCAAAAGAAATAACTCTGGACTATGGGCACAATACTGTGCTTCAAAGTACAGAGTTAGTGGACATCGTACAGACTGTTAGTCGTCGTTCTTCGCGCCAAACAGTTGCAGTAAGTTAATAAAAATATTGATAAAGTCCATGTAGAGTGTTAGTGCTCCGCGGATTTCTGCAATACCATCTGTTTCTAAGCTAACCTCTTCTCGGATTTGTTGCGTATCATAAGCAGTCAATCCAAGGAAGATGATAATGGCCAAGGCACTGATAACCATTTGCAATACGCTACTGCCAATAAAGAGGTTAACAATACTGGCAATAATGATAGCAATTAACCCAACAAACATAAACTTGCCAACGCTGTCTAAACTACGTTTGGTAAAGTAGCCATAACCACTCATAACACCAAACAAAATTGCCGCACCCATAAAGGCACTAACAATACTACCCATGGTAAAGATAGCAAAGATTGTGGCAAAGCTCAATCCCATAAGTGCCGCGAATCCATGTAAGCATAACTGAGCAGTACTCTTAGTAGGACTTGCATTTAACACAAAGGTGACACCAAAGATGGCAACCAAGGGTGCAAAAATTACAATCCATTTCATTACACCTGTAAAAAAGAATTGTAGCAACTCTGGGCTAGTGCCAACAAAGTAACTGACAATCATTGATACAACGACTGCAAGGCTCATGTGTCCGTAAACACGACCCATAGCAGAGTTAATTTCCTCTGCTGAACGATAAGGCAATTCGTTGCCTGTATAAGTTGTTCCAAACATAATTTACTCCTTAAAATATTTTTCAATCACTTCCAACTTGTCCATATATTCAGCAATCTGAGCTACTTCTTTTTCAATAGCTTCCATAATGTCCGAATGTTCAGGAATAGCAGTAGGATTTGCCAACATGACTTCTACATTGATACGATGTTTTTCAATATGCGCCTGATAGTGCAGTTTACTAGCTGTGATCAATTTTTGTCTCATTATTCACTCCTTAAATAATAACCGATTTCTCTCTTGTATATTTAAACAAATTACTGCCTTTCTCTCGCACCAAATCTGCTACTACTTGTGGTGAGCTTTCCCACATACTACGCATTTCTTCGTAGTCATAGTCCTCTGCTGTATCATACGCCCACACTTCGGGAAAACGTTGATGATTGACCCTGGCTCGCATAATCATCATGTTAACACGTTGGCCGCCATGGTCTCTTGGTTTCTTGCCCGACAGTACAGCCAGCATGTCATCGCCTTTAAGGTCATCCCACGGAATGAGTGTATCAACACCAAGTGTGTCAAATAGTACTATCCATTGTTTAGCCATCATTCTCTCCTGTTTCAAGAACCCAAAGTGCATGTTTCATGTTGTCAAAGTTTGATACACACGCTCTAAGAAGTGTTTGGCCGCTGTGTTCATCATACACACTGACCATTGGAATGTCATCTGCTCCTTTGATCAACAGCAACTGACGTGAATCATAACTGGCAATTTGAGCAACATTATAAAACATTTGCAGTCTCCTCTTTAGGTTCAACAATAACACCACGACGGTCCGGATAGCGTTTGCCAAAGTTGGCATTTAAATCATCCATGTCTGTGCCTTGGCAAATAAACTCTTCGCTCATTGCATTGTAAGCAAAGACCTTATTGTCATGTTTTTCTATTCGCATAAACATAATCTTGTCCATGACCAAGCGAATATCTTTTTCCATCTCTTTAATTTCACGATGCAGTCTTCGAGAATACAACCATACTCCCACAACAAGAACCATACAAAGTAAAAACCAAACTTCAAGACTTTCCATTATACAGCCCGTACACTGATAACATTGTCAACACGGAAGCTACGCCACTCTTGTTTGTCTGTGCAGAACACACTCATGACTTCCGGCTTGGGTTCCTTCTTTTTCTTGCCGTCGGTAACTACTGCCTGTGGCAACAAATCGGGGTGTAGGGTGCAAGGCATTGTACGAACAGAGCCATCTACCTTGGTGAACTCCACAACCAACTCCTTATGATGCTTGAAGAAGTCGCTGAGAATGTTTCGGCGTTCTGTAAGATCAAAGATCTCTGTACTAAACACCACTTCAATTTCGTCTGTCATTTCTGTTCCTTTACAATATTATATAACACATCAAATTCTTTTTTGGCTTCGGCTAGGTTTGGGTATTGTTTGCAAAGCTCTTTGATGGCTTCTTCCTCTGCCCTCATCTTTTCAAACCAAACAATCATCTCTCTTAGCTTGGGACCAACATTGATATTGGCCGTGCCTTGTGGCATTGATTGTGCATTGCCATTTATATCAACAACCTTGTACTGCCTGGTGTCGGCGTACCAATAAACTGCTCCACTGGTGTAAGCACCATTGTTAAAGGAGGATACTTCAAGTACGCCTGGATCAGAGCTTATAATGTAATCAATCATAGCTTATTATACACTAGTTTGTTTAGATTTTCAAGTGTTTAAAATACTCAAAATGCTTTTCAAGTGTCCATGTTTCAGGATCAACTGGCGTACCATCGTGAGTTTGGTAACTTGCTGTAAACACATTCGAGTACCGTTTGAATGGCAACCACATGTCTGGGGTATGGCTAGCCCAACCTGCATCTTTGAGGGCCATGTGTTTGGCTCGGCTCAACTTTACTGTAGGAACATTCAGTGCTTGTTCTACTGTAATGGCACCGGCCAACAACAAGTCTCGAACTCGTGCGGCCGGAATCAAATGCTCAAAGTCTGTGTCGGCATCAGCGCCAATCTCAATATAGTGTGCATCCATGCCATCACGTTCTTCAATGCAGTACTTGTGATACCTACGCAGATAGTAATCCATGTCGTTACGTATTTCACGAAGCTTCTGTTGGTCATTGCGAGTTGTAATGTATTCGTCCTTGAGCTTGGCCAAATGCTGTTCACAATGCTCTGCTACTGTTTTATAGGTAGCAGGGCTTCGCTTGGTCTTGCCATACACAGGCGCTGTAAAGTTTTCTAGTAGTTCTTTTAACATTATTCAAACAACTCATTTATAATAGCAGAATTTTGTTTGGCCTGGACTTTACGTTTGGTTGACTTTTCGTTGTTGCCAACTGGAGCATGACCAGATAGTTCAATGTGATTGCCAATAAGTTGCGATTCTATGCGTTCACACTTTGCTCGCATCTCAGACTGAGAAAGACTATTGTCAGTTTGGTCCCAAGCCAAAACAGAAACATTCATGCGAGTCAACGGCACACCGTATAACTTTTCATAGTCCTCGGCAACTTTTTGCATTGTCATACCACTAGAACTGTAAGGCATTGGTTTACCCCATCCATTTAGATTTGCCGCTTGTCTGTAAACTCTTTCGCCGGGTAGATGACCAGGAGACCATTGGATTCCATATTTGATTACACGACCGTAATTATCAACAAACGCATAATTGTAAGTTTGTATGTTGCTTACCTTAAAACTTTTAAGAAGCTGTGCTGGGTCATATAACTCCCAAAGATCAATTTTAATATATTTCATTTTGTTTCCTCCGGAATCAATCCATCAGCAATATTGCCTTCTTCGATACCAATTTTAGAACCTGCGCCATGATACGGCAAGTTAAGTTTACCACCATTGCAAATGTGCATCTCCCTTAGGAAGTTGCTCATTGCTTCTGGGGCACTCCAACTAGCACCCGGACGAACATGTGCCCATTGTACCTTGGCTTTAGAATGTACAAGGCCAGCACTCTTAAAAGTTTTCTTAACACTTTCAAGTAATGTCCTCATCCAACCGTTTGGTAAACTTGCAGCCTCTGCTTTAGAAAGCTTGTGCAATTCCAGTAGCCCAATGTAAACACCTTGGTCGATTTCTTCACCAATGGGAAATACTTCTTTAATTGTAGTGAGTATCTCTAACAGTACTTTGCCCTTCTCGTCCACCTCAATGCCTTTTTGTGCATATTTAAAGTGACTAAAGAAATAATCATTTTCACCACGTAGATTGTCGCTATTGCGACTACCTTTGTCTTGCAAGTCAACACCTGCTGTGTCAAACTGGTCTTGCATGGTCTTTGCGGCAACAACCTTTTTGTCACGGCTACCATTCTTATAACGCACCAATGCATTACGATGCAAGTCCCCGGGAGTCAGACGCTTAACACCTGTATCGTTTAACAATTCAAACGCATAGCTGGCAAAGTTTGGATCTGTAGTGTCAACAATAGCACAAGGCACTTGCGTATAGCCAAGCAATGCGGCTGAAAGTGTGCGGTGTTGTGCATCATACAAATAAATCTTGCCGTTAATGCGGCAAGCAGAGCCTGGGCTACAAACTCGTGGGTCCCATTTCTTCATAATGTTCATAACGTGCTTGTGAATAACATCACGTTGTACCTCATAGTCAATCCATAGATCTTCAATTTCGACCATGGTGCTATGTGGGAATGAATGGACTAGAGCTTTAGCACGGGCTCGCCATGCTTCCAAGTCCTTATCGGTAACTTCGTAGTGCGCTTTAAGTTGACGTTCAACTTCGGATACGACGTCGGTGAACTTACGGGTGAGTCGTTTGACTGCCATTTCTTTCTCTCCTTCTTTACCCGACACAATGCGGGATTGGTAAAGTATATATTTTACAAGTTTATAAGGTACCTGTCAACCTTAGAATTACCAACTTGCGCGGTAGTAAAAGTCCCATCCTGTCCATTCTTTAGACAAGATGTCCTCCAAGCGTCTTTTGGTCCGAACTAAGTCTTCCCAATACCATTCATCTACATCTTTGCTACCAAAAAAGAAACCCGACTGTGGCGGAAGCAGTTCCATAGCCTTCTTACGGTCCACAAGAACTTCATTGATGACTGCCAACAAGGCTTCGATGTGTTTACGTTCAACCCACGACTCTTGACATTCGTCCATACCATCTTGCACGTTATCCACAAACCATTTATGGATTGCATTTGACTTGCGCCAGTACATGAGTTCTGCTGTGATTTCTTTAACACGAGCATCGCCAAGTTCAGGGAATACTTCACCTACCTTGCCTGCAAGTTCATCTTCGCTGTGCCAAAGAAAACGTTTGGCATTCAAGTACATGTCTAAGCCCACGGCCATCTCCTTAGGATTGTAATACAATTAGAATAAAGAATATCAATGCCATCCATGGATGCCCAGTCAAGAGCAAACATGTAAAAGCAAATATGCCTGCCATATTATGAATTGCAAGTAGCAAAAGGGCTCAGGTCTTCTGCACGTGGTGCAACCCAGGCTCGAACCACTGCTTCAAGATCAGCAAAGTTATAGTTCACTGGCGCAGGGCGAACACGTGAACGCTGATCGTGTGCTGTGTTTTTTTCGCGGTTGGTAAGAGTTGACATGATGTTTCCTTAGAGTGATTTAATATGATTAATAACTTGGTTTGCTTCTGCGTAACCAGAGTCTTCTAGCATTTGATCTTCATTCATTTCTGCTAGCATCTTCCTGGCTATCATTTCTAGGTCTTTTGTAGTTAACGGGCCACTCAGTTTGTATGCCTGCACCCAACGAACCTTGTAGCCTTTGAATGGATCATTGTCTTCCATATTAGTCCTTGGATGAAACTGACAGCTTGAAGAAGATGTTTACAAGAATCATCAAGCCCCAGGCCTGCAACCAAGAGATTTCGTTGATGCCTGTGACTGCAGGAACTAAACAACCGTTCCACAGCAACATCACAGGGAAGCTAAAAACTGCACCAACGATTGCACCAAACAGGATGACACCTGCAATAATGCCAACGGCACTGGGGCGACCATTAAGAGTAAGCATTATGCCATCTCCAACATGTTAGCAGGAACGTTATAACGACCTTGCGGTGTGTTCACTAGTACAAACTTGACCTTGATCTTGTCAACGGTGCCGTTGTAGGTCATGCCATTTCGGTTGCTGGTGAATTTGACCTTGGCACCAATTGTGAGTTGACGCTTGGTTGACTTGACCAATGAGGCCTTTGCAAAGCGAACTGCATCAAGGATGCTAGAAAGTTCAGTGTCAGTAAACTGACCAAACATGATTGCAGAATTGACTTGTTTGATATCCATCTCGGACTCCTTGAGTTAATAAGTTAAATGATTAATCTAAACGTGAACCAGCATAAACACGATCTAGTCCCAACTTGTCTTTCAACACCTGGGCGTAGGCTTCTGCACCTGCTTCCAAAATACTAATGCTCTGAGTAGGGAAACCACTGGGGTTCCACAAACACAATGAACCGGTGTAGTCCTTACGGAAGCCTGTGGCCGCTAGCCACTTGCCCAGCTTGGAGTTTGAGCGAACGCCGTAGACGTTAACCCAGGCAAAGCCACAAGCATCACGATCGCCATGCTTGGCGTGGAATGCCTTGGCGGCAGAGCGGGCTTGAATGCCTGCTTCGTTGCAAGTGTCTTGAACCAACTGCTCTGTGATGTGTGTTGCGATTGCTGTCATTTTAAACTCCTGTTTTGTTTGCGTATGTATGTATTATAGCACCGAACCAATAACCCGTCAACCTGATGGGCTATTGTATGTTGTTTTTAAGCAACAAAGTCAAAAGCAAACTCCACTGGAGTTCGGCTGACGCGGACCTTGCCAAATCCAAAGGCCTTGGACAATTTGTGAAACACTTGACGGGCTTCGTCTTCAGTACAGTCAATAAAGAGTGTACCGTATTCAAAAGCGGCTTTGTTGTCGCCGAGAACGCTTGAAACTTTGGTAAGAACAACTGTTTCGAAACCCATTTAAACTCCTTTTTGCTTGCTATGTGTATATTATAGCGCAAATTGAGCCTAAGGTCAACCGTTTTTCACAACTTTTTGTGTTATATTTTTGCGACTCTTTAAGGGTACTACCTTAGTATTACTTTTACTTTTTTGCTTTTTTACAACACGCTTAGAAAACTCTTGACTTAGATAATAAGTGGTAATTTTTTTGCTAATGTAATAAACAACATCCGATGAATCGTCTTCAATGACCCACTGGTACGGGCAATGAATCCAACTTGAAGTGCTAAGGAACTTATGGTACAGTTCTCGATGAGCTTTGTTGTTAGGATCAAATAGTGTAGGAGGCCTTTGATGTATGAATGATTTTAACATGTGTGTAAATTACTACTAAAAGTTGGTAACAACGTAATTATACACGAAGTGTTGTAAACAAGTCAACCATGCTTTGGTTAGTTGGACCGTTATGTGCTATGATAACTATATGAACACAACAAGGAACTTTTGAATGGCTTGGGAAAAAACATACGACTTTTTTATACACTCGTTCTATGGCAACAACTTTGGTAAGAGAGTCAACGCCAACATCATCTACTCACCGGGTATTGACAGGATTATTGCAGTCGACAGTTATGATCCTTTCACTGCTGTAGAGTCTGCACAAATTTTATCATCCAAGCTTCCTTTGTTGGTAGGTATCCTAACAAAGAATGATGACATGGATATCAACAACTACAATTGCCTTGAGTACACGCTCAAAGAAAAGAACGCACAGGCCGGCTCCAGTTCAATCCTTGTTAGCAGACAAACGCCTTTACTCAAACGTCTAACAGGTGGTGTTGTTAAAGTTGGTCCAACTGTGGAGTATGGGGATGGTGACCGCAAAGAAGTATTGACACAGTTACATGAGTATGCTAAATTTGTTATCCAAGCTTGGCATGCTGTAAAGGTATTGGATTTGATTTTTAACATCTATCCATTGGGTGTGTATGCAGATGATTATTTCAACGACACCATACCTGCAGAGTTTAAAACACCATATGACAATACAAACATTGCCACTGGAACAGGTGTCAAACAAGAAATGAAGAAAATACTTTATCGTGCCGATACACCAGCACAGGCATTACAACAAATAGAAGACCTGTGGGCGTCGGTTCCTGATGCTGTTCTGTTTCGTAATGCATGGTATCAAGTTTTAGAATTACCGCTTCCCGAGAGGCTGAAGAACATATCATACTCAGGCAACTTAACTGCCTTTGCTGTCTAATGCTAAAACCCAACGATCCAATTTACTTCAGTAGCGTTATCTTCAACGGCTACCAAAATAAGTTTTGGCAGAACCTATATGATGAAGCACCTCCCAACAGTGGTGGCCGTTTTGCTATTAACTTGGCAAGACGTATCAACCCCAACAGATTTGTAAGTCGCGACAAGAGTTCATGGAGCCTGCCATGGAACCAACCTGTTTGGCCTGGCTTTGAGCTTCCAACATACAATCCCAACTTCTCAATGAGTTTTGAAGAAGCAACAGATTTACGAGCATTAGAAATTAAAGACCGTATCAACAATCATGGTGAGAAGTTTGCCATGATGTGGTCAGGTGGTATTGACAGTACACTAGCATTATCTGCTCTTATTAAGAACTTGACCAAAAGCGAATTAGCAAACATTGTTATTTGTACAGGCACTATTGCACTTATTGAAAACCCAGAGTTTTGGCACAAGTTTGTACACGGCAAGTTCCAGTTGTTTGACAGTTTAAAAGTCAAGTATCATGACTTGATTGGCATGGGCTATAGGCCTATTACCTGTGACGAAGGCGACTGTATCTTTGGTACTGCATTTGGTCTCAGCTTGTATTACAATTGGGAATCATACGGAGATAAGATGAGTGCTGAAAGCCGTGCTCACATTGCCAGTATCATTGACAAAGCAACTGATCCGGAAGTACACTTTAGTCAGTTCAAAGACTTGCTGATTGCTTACTTCCAAATTCCACGCAAGCAAGGATTTCCTTGGCCCAGTATCGACGAACCAGATCCAGACTTTGGTCGCTTGCTGTATGAGAAGTATGCAAAGAACGCAATGACTACAGATGTTCCTATCCGTAGCTTGCATGATTTCTTTTGGTGGTTAATCTTTAACGTAAAATATTTGAACTGTGCTGTACGTGGTAGCTTATACTTTAACGATCACATTCCTGTGCAACAATGCGTAGACACTATTGTTAACTGGTTTAATGCTGACAACTACCAATTGTGGAGCATGGCCAATAACAACAATGGTCAGAAGATTAGACACAATGCCGCTAGCTACAAGTGGGCGGCACGCGAGTACATTTATAGTGTAGACAAGAACATTTACTACAAGAACTTTAAACTTAAACTTGAGTCCATGGGCGTGGCCACATATAAACAAGATGTAAGCAGGTTACCGTTGGCAACTAGACCCAACGCACGTTTTGGTATAGACTCTAACTACAACTTGCTTTACATTGATCAACCTGATGTGCAGGAATATATCCGCCATCATATTATGAATTTTGAAATTGACTGGGGTTAAATGAAACACTATCCAAGTAAAGAAGAACTTGACAGCTTGCCAGGCTTTGGCAAGGACGGTTGGATTAAGTATCGCTTCAACAGAAGCTTTGAAAATCCATATCCAGAATCCGAAATGGATGCATACTTGTGTCCAAGCGGCCCATCTACTATTTTAAGCGTGGAGCAGGCATCAGATAACAATGCCATGGACATTTATGAAACATATGGAAAGCAAGGTCCATTGTTTGTGGCAATGAGCGGAGGTATTGACAGCGAATGGGTTGCCAAGACACTACATCGTAATAAGATTCCGTTTACTCCTATTATCTATCAGTGCCAAGACTTACATAGTTTAGATACCTGGTGGGCATACAAATGGTGCAGAGAAAACGGATATGAGCCGGTAAAGTATACTGACCTTATTGGTGAGTTTGCTGATAGACTTATTCGTGTTGCTCGTGAAAACTGTACACGCCTAACAGGTGGCCCGGCAGCTATTTTACCATGTCGCGAATATGCAGAAAGTCGCGGTGGCTTCTTGTTAACAGGAGCAGGCTTCTTTGAATTCTTCCCAGATGACAACTCCGATTATATGTGGAGTCGTTACAAAGATACCAAACTGGTCGACGATGAAGGTATTGCTCACGAGCATTGCTGGATCATCAGCGAGTGTGAATTTACACACGCACGTTGGACAGCGCCAGGACACCCTTGGAACTTTATGAGTTGGACACCCGAGTCCTTCCTTGCTTATGTCAATGCCAGACAGGTTGGTCGTAACAGTGAATGGAACAAGGCAAAGATCTTTGGTTGCAGTCCACGTCCTAAGATTGCTGGCGCACATGACTTCTTCTGGAGAACCAATCCACTAGTAGCCAAGTACATTATGCTTAAAAATAATCTTGGTTGTAGCGAAGTTGATAACTTGGGCACAACTGAAGAAATTATTGCACGTTTAACAGGAACGATATGAGTACTAGAACACAAGAAGACCTTTATTTTCAAATCGCCGTAACTGCATTATCTTATAACGATAGGAAACCAAACTTCACAGTTGACATCGACGGGAGAGATTCTGTTACATATCACTTTGATAAACGAAACAAGCAGACCATGGAATTTACATTCCCTGCCAAGTCTTTAGATTTTACATCGGACCATAGTCTTAACATTACATTACTCAATCATCCTGTGTTAACCAGTTTGTACAGTGGAGAAACACTAATAGAATCTGCAGGACTTGAAATTATCAACATTGCAGCCATCTTCCTTCCTAGCAAACGTCAATACTCTATCCCAACAGGATTTGGACAAGAAGATACCACTGGAAGAAATGTTACAGTACCTCCACTGGCCCCACACATTGTAAAGTTTGGCGATCAGGTTGGATTTAAGTTTTGGTTAAATGGCGATATTCTAAGCAAAGAAGCCAAGTTCCATAAAGCAGATGGCTCTGTACAACAAAGCACTGGCAAGAACTTTAGAATGACACAAAACGGCACATTTAAACTTTCATTCCGTAGTCCCATACCTTACTGGATACTGCAAAGATTTTATGTAGTTGACAAATGAAAAAAGCCCTCGAAAGAGGGCTTTTTGTTGAGTCAAGCTTAAATTAAGCTTCTGTCATTGTAATGCCGTTAGCCGCATTATATGCATCTAAGGCAGTACGATTGCTGGCGTTGACTGAGTCAGCCGCCCATTCAGTGTAGGCTGCTTCGTTAACGTATGTGTTTTTAACAACAAGTGTTAAACGATCAGGACTGATTTCAGAAGAAATGCCTAATATTTTAGCAACTGCACCGTTTGTATAAACAGTACGGTTGTGAATAATTGTAGCATCATCAGGCTTGTAGAAAGCAGTAGAAGTGTTGCTTCTAACCATTGTTAATGTTTTAGTGAAAGCCATGATTGTTTCCTTATAGTGTACCTAAAATAACTGTAATGTTATTTTCAGTGTTGTACGTGTCCATTACAGTCATGTTAGCGGCTACAATTGGGTCTGCCATAAAAGCGGCATGTGTTTCTACGCTAGACCATGTACTGGCCATAGTTAACGATAGTCTATCTTCTGATAGCATGAACTCTGATTTACGTAAGTCACCAGATCCAAATCTGTATGTGGCGTTGATATAATCCAAGACTGTGCTTGGAGTTTGAAACCAGGCTACACTAGCGTTTGGGCGAATAGTGGTTCTTGTTAATGTAATGTCTGACATTTTTTAAAATCCTTTTAGCAATAAATGCATCAAATTTATTTATGATTTAACAGGAAACCATCGTGGCCTGTTGCTTCTTTTATTTAGTCCGTTTGGGACATATCCGAGATATCTTGTGCAATAATGCCATTTTCGACATTATATGCATTGCTTTCTATGATAGAAATTAGTACAATTGGATCGCGTCTGAACTTTAAGTACTCATCATATGAAATCCATGTTCTAGTAATCAAGAAAGTTGTTCCGGTGTTTTCGTACATTTCTGCTATCAGTGTTGGGTTTTCGGCGTTTCTGCCATAAGTTTTCCACATGTACTCAACTGAGGCCAAATCAAAGTGAAAATCTACATCTGCGTTTGGGCGGACCGTTATTAGTTTCTGAATAAATTGCTTTTGCATTATTGCTCCTGTACTATATTTAGCATGTGGGTATCGAGTGTGCTTGCCGCTTGCGTTTGACAAACAAAGAGCGTATAATAAAATGCTAAGTAATTCGACAGCCAAACTTTCAATTTTTATGATTGCAGAAAACCAATACCCAGCATTACTACTAAATGCTGACTTCCAACCGGTGCACATGCATCCACTCAGTACAATTACATGGCAGGATGCTATCAAGTCTGTATTTGCGGACCGTGTAACTGTGGTCGAAGAATACGACGTAGAAGTACACAGTGGACATCAATCTTGGAGACTTCCAAGTGTTGTGGCTCTAAAGGATTATGTACGTAGAGATCAGACGCCTACATTTAGCCGTTACAATGTATACCTGCGTGATTCCTTTGCTTGCCAATACTGTGGCGGGGAATTTGAAGCCAAGCATTTGACATTTGACCATGTTATTCCAAGAGCACATGGTGGTATCAGTTCATGGCAAAACGTTGTTGCGGCTTGCAGTCCTTGCAATCATCGCAAGGGTTCTAAGTTACCAGCCGAAGCTAAAATGTTCCCAATAAACAAGCCAGTGGCACCTAGTGCTTGGGACTTGTATGCTCGCGGCAAGAAGCGGCCATATAAGAATCTCCACGAAACGTGGAGAGACTACTTGTACTGGGATAGTGAGCTAGAGTCTTAAGGCGCGGTATAATAATCCCCTGGCCCATCAACAAGGGCTATGGGGTTTAGTTTATCAATCTTAATGGCCACAAGCCATTTTTCTTCTGGCATAATGTCTAAGATCAAATGAGTGCGCGGAGTATCTCCGCGATTGGTAGCACTATGTATAACACGATTGTTCAACTCATATAGATTACCCAGATCCATGTGGTATTCTTCTCCTTCCCATAACTGAACACAATTTTCATTTGTGTATATAGGAACATGTAGTCTAACACAATTGTCGTGGAACCAACATGGATCTTTGTGCCAACCAAGTGTAACGCCTGGCACAAGTGTAGCAACCTCTCCACGTATCCATTTGTAACCTTTGTACTGCGGCAGACTCATTATCCAGTCTAGTAAAGGTCTACTGGCTTTTAAAATTGCACTTTGCTCGGGTGTATACTCTTTGTTTGGCTTTGCAATAGGAAAAGGATATTCAACTAGCTTACCCGATGCAAGGACTTTTTCAAATCTGTCATACTTTCCGTTTGACCAATCTGCTACTGCTTTACATGCTTCAGTAACAGGGTCTATTAGCTCGGAAGCCACTGTTGAAATTATCCTGTGGTTTGATTCGAATAACATTACCAGTCCTTAATTTTTATAATTTTTCTAATTTCTCTTGGCCTGTATGTTCTGCAATTCCAGTTCTTGGCAAAAGGTTTTACTGCACTTTTTAAAATGTCAACAAGCATGATAATCCTGAAGTCTTTACCTTCATGCTTTGTGCCATGGAACACATTACAGTCATCAAATGCAAATAGCTCTCCATCGACCCATTCGTGTCTTTCGTTTTCAATATCAAACACACAACCTTTTGCACCCTTTAACACCAAGTGGAATCTAACATAGTTGTCATCAAGACCCCAGTGGTGATTTAGTCTACTACCGGGTAAGCAAGTGTTGAATGTGATTCCACCGATTACATCAATATTGTCCATCATCCATTTTTCAGTGAAAGGAAAGCTTGCAATTGTATCTTCAAAGAACATTACATGATTGCCACCTGGCTCTCTCCACTTGTTCCACTTTAATGTAAATGCTTCGTTAATGTCAACTAGAGTGTCTCTAAGTAAAAGTGATGTAGCTTTAAAATTACCATAGTACAACTGATCCTTAAAGAAGTCAGTGGTGTAGTTTAGCTTTGCACCAGTTTCTCTTTCCATTAGACCTTCTGTAGTAATGGATTCTAAGTTTAATTTTTTCTTCAGATGCTCTAATATTTCATCACGTATGATTGTCCAATTTTCAGTTAAAGGATCTAAAAGTGGGCAATCATTAAAATACATGTAGTGAGATTTTTTACTGTCCACTTACCTCTCCTGTTAACGATATATCATGTTCAATGTTACAACGCCACATTAGGCGTTCATCTTCACCTTTAAGGTCCAAGAATGTACGACGGTGAACAAACGGCCAGTTATCATACAATACCATATCATTAGGAGCCCATGTATGTGTGTAAACACATTCTGGAACTTCTGCCATTGCTTCCATTAGTTCTTCTACAATGCCTGTGCCCATGCTCTTACCATCTAGCTTTGTATCAACGATCCACGAGTCAGTTGTGCCATGATAATTGCAACGTGGGCTCCAACGTCCTGTAATTGGTTCTTGTTTCATTGCAGGCCATTCAATAATGTCTTTGCCTAAGTGGTGCCAGTTCTGCTGAACAACTGTTCGCTTTTCCCAACGCTCTCTAAGTTTAGGATGTACTTCTGGGTAAGCCTTTTCCATATCGAGCCAAACAGTTAGGCCAGCTTTGGGATTAGGTACAGTTTTCATATAGATAATACGATGCGGGAATTGAATGCCGCCATCAACACGATTGGCGATGTCAGCATGCCAAGGCATTTCTTTGTCTGCTAGTCGGATACTAATCTTATTACTCATCGACGTAATGTACTTTGGCTTTAATGGCTCAGTTGGATCTTTAACTATTTCCCATTTCTCAGTACTACGGTGGTAATCGATTGCGTCCCAAGGTTTCCCCCATAACGCACAAAATTTCCAATAGGTTGCTTTATCCCATTCAGGAGCATGAAATACCAGCATCTTTCGATCGTATAATAGTTTTCGCAATTCTCGTGTATCTTGTTCAAAGATATCGCTCATGTCGGTAAACTCTGTACCCCAGTCGTTGAATATGTTTTTTATCTGCATGAATGTATTTAAGCAAATTTACTTGCTAAGTTTTTCTAACATAAGTTTTTCTGCTTCTTCTTTGATCTGCAAGTCACGTGCTTTGGCTAACATAGGAAGAACTGATTCTACTAAATTAACAGCCATTTCCTTGCCAGGCCCTTCCAAGTGTGAAAATTTGTAATCTGACATGTTGCTTATATAAGCATACTTCCTGTGAGTAATTAGTTCTCGTAATGTGCCTAATACAATCATGGCCGCTTGTTCATCTAATTCTGTCATTTTACGTTTCCTTATCGGACCAACCACTCTGCGACAGGCTGTCCACCAAGCTCGCCTTCCAAAAGTTTTAATCTTTTCCACAGTGGATTGCATACTGATCCTTCTCTAATTACTGCTCTACCTACTAAAACTACTATGCCCCATTCACGCCTTTCCCAGCGAGGCTCATATCTAGGAACGGTGCCATGTTTCTGTTTATACTCTTCAGATAATATTTCTCTTTGTAACTTATATCCGTTTAGTTCATGATAATATACTGCATCATCTGGTATGATAATTCCATCTGGTATGCGATCTGTTTCATACCAATGCCTGTATCCATTTCGAACCCATTCTACCATTACTTGGTTTTCCCATAGCAGTCTGCCAGCAACATCACGTAGGTGTTTGCCATGCCACTCCTGGGGGCTGGCATTGCTAACAGCCGCTACACTTGTATTGTCGCCACCAATGACACCAATGGGCATGTCATTGCCTTGTGCTATCTTAATCTTATCACCGACCAAAGCCACTGTTAGGCCTGTGCGGTCTTCTTCATTTGGGTTACCATCTTCCCATTCAAACATTTCAGCGTAGCCGCTTGCTATTTTCATTTAGGTTCCAATCTAATATCTAATTCTTTGAGTACTTCTCTGTAGAGTGGTTCGCCTGCGGCCACTTGTTCTTTCCAAGTCTTTCCTGCGCTGGCATCTGCTGGGTCACTGATATACTTCCATATCTCAATGTCAATGCCTAGCTTATTTGCTACCTTGGCCACACTATATGCTTCCATGTCAACTACATCGCACTCTACTCGAAGCTTGTCGGGTTCAGTAATAAAAATATCGCCCGATGCACATGTCTTTCCTGTGCCAGGCATGATAATCATGCTTTCTGGATCATTGAAGTGTATGCCCGGTTTCATACCTAAAGCCATCAAGTTTACATCATGTTGCCATACTGTATTAATACGATGTACTCCTGTACCTAACCTAATCCCGCCTGCTGTACCCATATTAATAATACGACTGGGGCGATAGTAGTTACATAACCTTGTGGTGTTGATTGCGGCATTTACTTTGCCTACGCCTATACAATGAACATTAGAGTACTGTTTAAAAAGGCCTGGGGCTTCGTCTTCTAATGCAAATAAAATTAAATCATTCATGTATATAATTACCAACTCCAAAGTAGAGTTGTTTAGTCAAAAGAAAACCCGCCGAAGCGGGTTTAATTATATTGCTATTTTGACTCTGGTTAGCCTAGTCTCCTGGGCACCATCCCTATCTTGTCCGTGTGCTTTAACAACACCAACAATTGGGAATTGCTCAGGGGCATCGGGCCACATATCAACAGTCTTACTACTGGTCCAAAAATACAAGTTGACACCATCTGTAGCACGAATAACACTACCAGCAAACACTCTGCCTTCAAACTTGTTGATTACAGTAACGTCAAGCCTAATGTGTTGACCCACGGAACCCTGATGTATACTGGTGCCAACAATCTTGTTCATTACTTCTTGGTGAGCTTCCTTTTGAATTTCTTTGTGATAACGGGCGCCAAGGCAAGCCATGTATGCCATGCCCATGTTAGCATCAACTTCTTCTTGTGTGATAAGGTTCATGATCTTTTGATCAAAGTCATTTGACTTACCACCAAGCATGTTAAATGCAAGTCCTTGGAAATGCTCTGCCATCTTGGCACCAAATTCCCTGTCAACATCAGTAACATTAGGAAAGTTTAGTGTAACCTGAGTCTTAATAAGCTCGCGGTTAGGATGCTGTTTAACATTGCCAGTTTCTTGATCCAACTCAGGGAACTTAACATAACGGCCTTCGTTAATGCGATCAGCAAAGGCCACTAAGGCCCAAGCATCAGCAATAGGCAACTTCTGTTCTTTAAGAAAACGCTTTTTCTGTGCTTGATCCATAGTGTCCTCAAAAGGCAAATGTTCTAACCCAATCAAAGCGAGTACTGGCAGGCACCCACTTAAATTGTTCCTTCTTGCGTTCGGGCTTTTCAAAGTCCATGCACACCATTACCCAGCCACGCTCTGTGGAGAACGCAACTGTGTCAGCAACACGAACGACTTGAACTAACCTATCCCTCATCCTTGCTACAGTAACGGTCATAATGACCTCCTATGCTAACTTTTCATATTCCAAACTAACACCCTCTGAGTAGTAGCCGTTTGACTCACCTAACCAGCGAATGTCAACCCAACCTTTAAAGGTTGCAAATTTGTAAAAGGTCCAGGTGTATGACTCACTGCCTTCAAAGCCATCCACTTCACCGCCAACTGCTTCTTCTGCTACCAAGATAGGAGTGCCTACCAAGTCTTGCAAGTCGCCAACAATGTCGTTTACTTCTACAGATTCACAACAATCTTGGAAGTGCATAAATGTAAAAGTTTCTTTGTCGGTTGCAAAGACAATTTCACGTGAGCCTACTTCACCAGTAACACTGGTAAAGACTTTGCCAATCATGTCTTTCAATCCAACTGTCATGTTCAATGTTTTTTCGTAAGTCATTTTTATTCCTTTCATTTATAATAGGAGGGAACCATGTGGATCTCATTCTGCTGGGTTTGCGAAGCCCAGTCACCACGGTCATTACTGCCAGATACTTCCGTCAACCATTTGGATCTATTGCTAGTCCTCAGTCTTCATGCGTTGTAAGATTGCGCCAAACGCCTTGGTGCTCCTCTCTTACGGTCCGCCTAACGGATCTGGTAACCCTTTTATTTCTTGCTATGTATCTATTATAGTACTTCTAGGGCCACTTGTCAACCATTTTGTTGTTGTATTTTTACAACAACTTTGCTTACTTTTTAGGCAGATCTTTTGCTAGCTCAAACCACCGTGTAGCTTGTTTATAGTTAAAATTTGGGTGCCTAAACATATAATCCCGTTTGCGCTCTGCTATCTCTAAAGCATCTAGCATACGCATTTTATCATTAAATGGCAATGACATTAACACTTTATTCATATCTGTAATGTCTAACATATACTCCACCCATTTTTCTGTGGCTTTTATTTTGTAGAAACTTACTTGTCCTTTTTTATTATTGGCGCTTGTATATTTGCTTATAAAGTTTTTAGCTTGCATACGTTCTCCTTTAATTAAACATTATAACAGAGATTGGACCGCTTGTCAAGTATGCTGTGTTGCAAAAATACAACACCGGTGGATTAGCAGAACGTTATAGTAGCACATAAATATCAATATGAGCAACCACTTTAATACACAAATTGGCTTTGGAACTTCAGGGCTTGGAGATAGTTTAGAACCAGAAAAATGGAAAAGACATTTAGCGGCTATGCAACATGCTATCGAAGTAGGATACAAAGTTTTTGATACTGCTGAAATGTATGGTGACGGCAAGACAGAGCTACTGCTTGGACAAGCCTTAAAGGCAACAGGCAAAAGAGATAGCTTACATATTGTTTCTAAAGTTCTGCCAAAGAATGCTACTACAGTAGACGACGTTATAAAAGCTTGCCAAGCAAGTATTCGTAGAATGGGGTGTGACTATATTGATACATACCTGCTTCATTGGCGCGAAGGTCCTATGTCGATTAATCCAGCCATTGAAGCCATGCTAGAGCTGAAACAAAAAGGTCTTATTAAAAGTTATGGTGTAAGCAATTTTAGAAAGTTTTCTCTTGAAGAGTGGCAGATGATAGAACGTCAATTAGGCGTAGATAGTACTATATCTACTCACCAGCTCAGGTATGCTGTAACTTACAGAGAGCACGAAAAAGAAGTTGTTCCGTGGAACAACAATCATAATATCACGACAATGGCATGGGGTCCGCTAGGCAAAGGTGCAATATTTAAAGACCGACTGTTTGTTGATATTGCACAACGTTACGGGTACCTACCTGCACAACTTGCTATAGCATGGACTATTAAGAATCCAAACTTTATTTCAATCCCCAAGGCAACAGATCTAAATAGAATCGAAAAGAATCTTGCTTCACAAAAATTAACACTGAACGATGAGATACTCAGTGAACTAGAAAAGAAATTTCCAATACAATGATAGGTCCAAAAGAACTTGCCCCTTTAACAGATGATCAACTGTTAGGGCTAATAGAATGCTTTACAAACAATAAGCAAATGCAAAGCTACCCTGGTAGGGCGTTTGCATTAGACTTAGATCCAGCAATGGAAATCGTTAAGCCTATTATAGATAACGAACTTGGAGAAGGTACATGGGAAAGAGACGGCGGAAACTTCTTCCTTACTAACACAGGGTATCGTGTTCATGCTGATACAGGTAAGCAAGGTCCAGAAAAAGTCTGGCAGACATTCTTGTTCCCATTGGCAATGACATTCAAAGAAGACACTACACCGCGTCTAGACAAGAATAAGTTTATTGTGCTTAACCAAACGTGGGATGGTAATGCGGCCTTCTTCTTACGTGGGAGTGATGACGAACCAAACGAATACAACATTGTAGTCAAAGACTATGCGGCAGTTGGCAACATCGAACATCATACTATGGATGGATGGTTACTAGAAAACTGCCCTCACTTAAATCCAAGCAACTTCTATGGTTTAACAGTTGACAAGATGTTTACTTGGACTCCAGGAGTACCAATTACATTTCCACGTAATCGTTTACATGTAAACACACCTTTCCCAAGGTATGGAATTGCTACCAAGCTTGGCTTGAGTGTGTTTATATCGAGAAAATAATGTCTAAAATAATTGAAATAAAAAGAAATTACGATGTACTGTATGTATATTGGACACTAACGGATTTTTGCAACTTTAGATGTAACTATTGTCCAAGTAGCTTACATGCCGGAGACTACAAGAATGGTAGAAAGCCAGGCTACCCATCAAATGACGAGATACGAACTTTTCTTGATAAGCTAATAAATGTTCACGCCAAGGATAGAGTATTGCTTGTTTCGATTGGTGGGGGTGAACCTACTCTACATCCAATGTATGAAGAAATAGTAGACACAATTTATCCACATGGTATAGTTGAAACCATTACAAATGGTTCGCGAGATTTCAAGTGGTGGCAAGGACTCAATCACCTGCCAGATAAACTTACTATTAGCCTACATGCTGAATGGACTAAAATGGATCGTGTCAATGAGTTAGGCGAATTCCTACTAGACAATAAAGTACAGGTTGCGTACAATATGATGTGCGACCCAGGAAACTGGAATCGTGTACAAGAACTGTACAATCAAATGTCTCCGCGACTACGGCCATATGTTGCTGGTAAAATTATAACAGACCATGATGACGGCCCCGACAATGGCAAACCATGGGACTATACCCCCGAGCAAATGGAATACATTAAAAGCATCTATGCAACAGGTGAACGGCCTGCAAGAAGAAAAATATACGAAGGTGTGAACATTACGCCTGTGATATACTACGAAGATGGTTCAACGTCAAAGATGGAAAATCCGTTTGAAGTAGTCAATAACTGGCAGCATAGTTTTACAGGATGGGAATGTAGTGCTGGTAGAAACGGAATAGCCATTGACTTTGATGGCTATGCTTACGCTGGCAATTGCAGGACACAAAAGCTTGGAAGAATTGATAAGTTTGATTTATTGTCTGAACCAATTATCTGCCCCAACAAGTGGTGTAAGACAGCCGCAGATATTCAGACCAATAAGCGTTACATAGAACCAGGGTCTTGAAATCCTAGCTCATTGAACGCCCATGCACGTTCTGTGCAGTTATAACACTCGCCACATCGACCTTCTGTTTGTGCTGTACAACTATGAGTAAGTTCTATTAGAGGCCATATATCAAAGACATTGAACAAGTCTAATGTGTGCCTTTTGTCAACTAGTGCAAAAGGAATAGTTGTCCCGGGCAAATTGACCTTGTCCGGTCTTGCTGGATATTCTCCTGGCATTTGAACAGGAGGGTGTGCCTGACTACCGTAAAAGCAATGTTCAATGTTGTATGTTGCTCTTGCTTCTCTTTCACCACTACGTCCTTGCTGACTATGATGTAGTGTTGGGTCTCCTACTTGTATAGGAGCTGGCAATTCTATGCCAAGTATTTCGTTAACTTTATCAACGATTGGCTTGACATAGTTCCAAGCACCATCGGGCCTAGCAACTGTAAACGGAATCAACTCGTGGTCGCTGCCTGACATTTTCTTTTCTAGTGCCAAGATATAAAGTAGTATAGCACTATCTGCTCCACCACTAAGCATTACCCCGATGCGTTTTTTATCTGTTGGCAATGCTATTTCAACTTGCCGCTTGTTGCCTTCTGGCCCAACTATTACAATCATTTAGTGCCTGTGCTGTAGGTTCTTTAATACCTTATCAACGTTGGCCAATGTCATTGGCACATTTAAGATTAAATGCCAACTATCGTCTACCCAAGATATTGTTCTGTGTGTCATACGAGTATTAACATAATACACACGGCCTACTTCAATATTGGCTTTGCGATCATCCATTAACCAATCGTAATCAAAAGGACCACAGTTCTTTAAAAAGCACACAAGTCTAAAGCAAGGACGCGGCATGCCGGGATGGTCGCGATGCGGGACAAAGTAGCCACCTGTACCCGAGTTAACAATAAAAGACCTGCCCAGTGGTTGCCACTCGTCTAAAAATCCTTTAAGACTTTTCTTGCTCGGGTCGCCTGTCTTATCACAATCATTATATAAATCAGTTGGTACACAGAACTCTGCTTCGCGAACAGGCCTGCCAAGTTTTTTAGTTGCTTCCGGTAAGCTAGGTGGGCTTTGATGATTCCAACCTGGAATAGTTGTTAGTGATAAACTTTTTCTGTTGTTTGGACGATCAGTTCTTGGAAGATAGTCTACCCAGTCCTTGCTGTACTTTTCATTGATAACTTCTTCTATTTTCCAGTGGTCAAGTCTAATATCCAATGGTTCAAAATTACCAATGGTAGAAAGTGCAAGTTCTGATGCCATAATGTCATTGCTTACAAAATCCATGCCTGCTCTTGTTCCGCTGGCTCCTACACCAATTACTGCATCTGGATTGCCACTGAGATTTTCTACAGGCTTGCTTTCTTCTGCCTTGACTTCTGGCTTCTTCTTAGTAAGAGGTGTTTTAATTTTCTTTGGTTCCGGCGTTTTTTCTACTGCCGGTGATTTGATATCAAATAAAGTTCCCATGTTTTACCTTGTAATGTTCAAGATAGTTATCAGGGCTAGGACTGTACTGTGTAGCCTATTTTACTGTGGGTTTATCTAGTCTATAGTGTTTCATTCTATAGCATCTGCTGAGTGTGATATTGTAGTTTGTCAATTGTTCGCGCCACAAAAAGAATTGAGGACCGTGTGTCATATTCTCATTGGTTAACCATTCCCATTGGTGAACCATTTCATGTGCCATGGTGTTGATGAATAATCGTTTGCTGAGAAAACTCTTATTGATCTTCATCTTAACTCGAGTAGTATCTCCTTCAACTCCTTGGCACTCTCCCCAAAATGCCTTAGTGTACACCAACCTAAAACTTGGCATTTTAAGTTCATTGTTAAAAACATTGCGGTTGATGTTTCTAAATGCTTCCCTGCAATCTGCTATTGTGGGCCTAAACTTAGCATCATGTTCGTCAAACGATTGAACCATTCTAAACAGTTTAGTCCTACTAATGTCCTTCTTATTGGCCATTGTATTAAGTTCCATGTAATGCTCTTAGCGAGTAAGTTATTTATAACATACTATGAAAACTTAAACTATCGTTTAGATGTGCCAAAAGTACCTACTTAATACTCCAAGAAGTTAATACCTTCGATGACATCGCCATCAAATAACATATCCATAGGATGTTTTTTGTTTGCAAATTTATTTGATGTCCAACTATTCTTTTTCTCGTTGAAATCCCACCAGCAACTAAAGCCTAGCATAATATGAATGCGCGGCGGCGCAGTTCTAGATAGCGCATAGGCACGGTGGCTTGTGTTGGTGTCCCAACTATATCCGTATCCTGCTTCTAAATGCTTTGGTTCAAATCCCTCTTGCTCAAGAACATAATCAGGATGTGTAACAATTGGAATATTGATACGTAGGTTGCATGTCATAGCTTCGTCTTTATGCCATGTTACGCCAGCATATCTGTCTTGGCCCACTGGGCCTTCGTGTTCAGAATAAATGATACGAATAGCAGTTCTAACCATGGTCCGCTTAAAACTGTTTAGGAAAGTTCCCAATGACTTATATTGACTTGCAGGTGTTCTATAAACAAGCCCCATTGTATCAAAGTGACTATTCTTTTTATTCAATGGCATTGAATCGACGCTATGGTTTGAGTAAGGGTTTGATACACCTACTGTTCCGGGTCTATGATTACCTTGTGTGTGCTCGTGTATGTTTGCAGTATCGCCGTCTAGGTGTTTAGGATTATAAGTTAAACCAAGACCGCCGTAGCTCAAATCCTTTCTAACTCTATTAGCATCAGGAAGCCTATAATTCCACTCACCAAACTCTTTTAAAGCTTCTAGGGTGTCTGTTGTTAGTTGTTGAACATCAATGGACTTAGGAAGTTCAAATTTGATTAAAGGTGCATAATTTCTTTTTGGAGGGACGCTACAAACGGGCTCTGAAATTTTAAAAGGAGCAATCAGATCTAGATACCTGGCTGTTATCATGGAATCTGGGATGGCATCTAAATCGTCAACAATAATATTCTTTCTCTTGTCGTTGTTTTTAAATTGTGCCATTTTCTTAACAGCGTATTCGTCAATTGTAACTTTCTTAAGAACTTCTTCTTTTTCTCGTTCCATTCTTTGAAAATTAGCAATATCTCGAAGACGCTTTTCTTCAGCACGTTCTTCTTCTAGTTTCTTAGACATTGCAAGAACAGCTTCGGCAGCTCTATTTGCACGTTCTTGAGCTGATTCAACTGCCGCTACTTCTGCTTCAACTTTATCAAAAATGTTCATTTGTTAATCCAACCTTTGTACTTTTCATAATGTGGTTCAAGTGCCTTTAGCCACTCGTTAATCTTTGGACGGCCTTTAACAGCCATAATAATCTTGGGCTTGGCCAAGTCTGCTCCGTGCATAAATGCTCCGTTGTTAAACACAAATGTATTTGTATCAGGTGGCAAATCTACGTATGTTCTTTTTTCGTGTGGGATACGATTTGCACTAACACCATATGCCGCACCTGTTCTAACGCTGATAGGTTTTGGATCATACTCTGCTGTGCGCTCTGGCCACTTGCTGATCCAGAATGTAGGACCATCGTTTGTGTCCCAAATCATGATACGTAAGCTATCTGGCCACGGATAGATAACTGCGTCTGGATCAATGTGTGGAGTTACTTCGTTGATGTTAGACCATAATACAACCTTCTCAACACTATGGAAAGGCAAGCAACTGAAGATCTGCTCAAACATCTTTGGAAAGTGGCTGGTCCAATCATCTACCACTGTATTCTTATAGTTAAATTTGGTATGGTCTACGTCTGGGTGTAGATAGCAACATAAGCCTTTCCAAAACTGTGTTTCATTTAGGCCACGTGTGATGTCAGCTTGCTTTTCATTCCACAGCTTCCAGAACAGGTCCCAGTCATCTGGTTCAATCTTAGGCACATCCAATGGTACCCATGCAATAGGTGACCACTTAGGATCTACCAATGCCATTTCTGGCCAGGCTGCAGGGCTAATGTAGCTTAAGAAACCTACATCAACATTGGGCATATGAAAGACCTTGCCTCCTAGTCTGACCCACTCTTCAAACGGATTGCGCCCGTTTAATAACCAAAATGCAGAATGATGATCTAGTACTACCCATTCCCCTGGATGTAAGTCTGCAGGGAGTGTTTGTCCTGGACCTAGTGTTATTGTTTTGCCTGTTAGCCTACTGGTACGCCAATTTACATGGGCCAGTATCGTTTCTTTAGGTGGGATGAGCAGTGACATAACAATAGTTATGCTTGTGTAGAAGGGGTGTTAGGTCAATAATTCTTTTCCTATATCATGCCAGTTATTAAACTTGCGTACAGATATATCAGAAAAGTTAACGTTCCAGGGTTGATTGATCATGTAGGTTGCGTGTCCTGCTTGAGCACTTGCCCTTGCTACGCTTTCAATTGAAGTCACACATACTGCATCATCATGTTCTATTAACATAGGATACAAATTAGCATTACGTGGCACAACATATAGTTCTTTTATTATGCCAGGGAATAATAACTCTAGGTTAGCACGTCTTAGAATTGCACGATGCATATCTTTGCTGGCTCTGCTGTAGCCTACCACTGTCCAGCCATTCATCGGAAAATGTTTTAGTACGTGCTCTGCGCCTAGCAATGGAAACAAGGCGCCCCATTGCCACGAGTGTTCACAAAACTCCCTCATCCAAAGATCAGCCAAGTCATCTGGTATGTTTAACCAGTGTCCCAAATGTTCTCTGTTGGAAATTTTGTTGCCTTCGACCCCTTTAAGTCTATCAAGTGTGCTTAGCCACTTGACAAAACCTGTAAGTGTATCTATGCAAGTATCATCTAAATCAATGATTAACTTGCGGGTGTCATCCGGCAAGCTCAACGCTTACCCCCAATGGGTGCCCATTAGTGCGAGCAATTTGTGTAGACTCCATTGCTTTTTGTTCAGCAACTTCATATGTGTAAATGCCGGCTGTACCTTTACCATTTTCATGTACTTGTAACATGACCTGTACTGCGGCTTCTTGAGTGTGATGGAAAATAACTTTTAACAATTCAATAACAAATTCCATCGGTGTGCTATTGTCGTTTAAGATAACCACACGGTAACGCTCGGGCTCTTTTACGCCTGTAATATTTTCTGTTATAGTAGCTGTATCAACTGATGATTGTGACATAATGTTTCCGTGTTAACTTTGATATTTAGCTTGGGTAAGCTTTTACACTTACCCAAGGACTAGGTTTATTATTCCTTAATTAGAGGAATCTTTTTAGGTTTGTTTTCCTCTGGAACAATTTGCTCCAAATCAATTACTAGCATACCATCTTTGAGGCTTGCTGTTTTAATCTCAACATGTTCGCCAAGCACAAATTCGCGCTTGAAACTGCGAGTAGCAATACCACGATGTAGATAGTTTGTAGTATCTTCTTCTTTCTTTTCCCCTACGACAACAAGAGCATTTTCTTGATGTGTAACTTCAATATCCTTTTCTGTAAAGCCAGCCACCGCCATGGTAATGCGGTAATGGTTTTCAGAGGGCTTCTCTAAGTTAAATGGGGGATAGCCACCGTTGCTAGGACTGCTGACATTCATTAAACGATCCAAGTCGTTAAACAAACGATCAAAGCCAACACCAAATCGATGGTATGGTAAAGTTAGATTATTAGACATAATATAGTCTCCTTAAAGCGAGTCTAAATTGTGATCTCATCTCGAGCATCACATTGTGAACTAGTCCTATTGGCACTAGTATACACAATTATATTTATATTCAATCAGAATGTCAATTTTAATATAACCGTTTACGCTGACCTTCGCGACTGGGTCTTCGACCGGCAACTTCATCTTCTTCTACTTTTTTGAGCCAACGTCTACGGGCTTTGTTTTCTTTGACCAAACGCTCAACGCAGGGTTTTACATATTCCATACGTTCACGTACTTCTTCTAACTTGCCACTGTCTTGTATCTTATTTTTAAACTTTCTTAGGGCTTTTTCTACATTGCCGTCTTTAACGGAAACGGCGGTGCCCTTAAGTTTCTTTTGGGTTTCTCTCATGCGACTATTTCTAAATTTTTGTAAATTGTGACGGGCTTATGGTCTTCCACGGCCTGTTCAGTAATTATAACTTTACTTAATCCTTCACGGGCCAATTCAGGTAGATTAAACTGTATATCTAACAAAATATGCTCAATAATGCTTCTAAGTCCGCGAGCACCCGTCTTCTTAGTTATGCTCAGGTTTGCAATAGCAATTCGTGCTTCCGTTGTAAATTCCAACTCAACACCATCCATTGCAAAAACGGCACAATACTCTTTTTCAATGCTGTCTTCTGGTTCAGTTAGGATTCTAACCAGGCTATCTGCGTCCAGCGTTTCTAGTGCAGAGATAACTGGAATACGTCCCATGAACTCAGGAATCATACCAAACTTGACAAAGTCTTCTGGTTCTACTTCTGCTAACCAACGATCAGTACTGATTTCAGCTGTGCCTACTTCGGCACCAAAGCCAATCCGAGTACCGCCGGTCATGCGCTTCTTAACTTGTTCATCTAAGCCAACAAAGGCACCGCCCAAAATAAACAAGATGTTCTTGGTGTTTACTGTGTTTGCATCTTGCCCTGGATGCTTACGCCCACCATTGACAGGCACACGACACTCAGTGCCTTCAATTAGTTTGAGCAGGGCCTGTTGTACACCTTCTCCTGACACGTCACGAGTGATACTTGCGCTTTCACTCTTGCGACCTTTCTTATCGATCTCATCAATGTAGATGATACCAGTCTCTGCACGTTTGATATCACCATCAGCACTTTGTACCAGTCGGTGTATAACGCTTTCAACGTCATCACCTACATAGCCTGACTCAGTTAATGTAGTAGCATCAGCAACTGCAAAAGGCACGTTGAGTTTTTCTGCCAGCTTCTTGGCCAACAAAGTTTTACCACTTCCAGTAGGACCAATCAATAGCACGTTGCTTTTCTTAATAAGGTCTGCTGTACTTTGCCCCAGACGTTTGTAGTGATTGCGAACAGCAACACTTAGACTACGCTTGGCCAAGTCTTGTCCAATGACAAATCTATCCAAGTAAGATTTGATTTCACTTGGTGTACTAGACCCAGTAAACGTGGTAGGTGCTTTTTCTTCTGATAGTGCTTCCAGGCACAAATGAATACACTCGTTGCAGATATATGCTTTGTCTCCAGCAATGAGTGCTGTGACTTCATCTCTGTGTTTATTGCAGAAGCTACACTTTAAATTTTGTACTTTATCCACCAAGTGCTAACTCCAGAATTCTCAATAGCTCATCTGTATCTTCGTAGCTTGGAATGCCAACAGCATTAAGCAAGGATACAAACTCATCGCTACCAGGGCGTGTATTAAAAATAACTGGTTGGTCAACTTTGGTCATTGCCATGGCCATTCTTATTTCATGTTCACTACAGCTGGCCATGTCACAAATAACAATGTCACAGTTATCAACTACATGCCAATACCATACCCATGCTTTTGGATCTTTAACTCCGCTTTCGTTTGTATAGAAAGTAAGTTGATTCTGCTGTATATTCTTTTCAACAGTTGATATAATTGTGTCTTGCCAGTCTTTGTTATTACTGATTAAACAAAATGCCAGGCCACCTCCGGGCATATAAAGTGTAGGTGGACTAACAACATAAACATTGGAATCGGTCAAAATAATCCTTTAGACATCGTCACGTTTTGGAAATACAGACTGGAACCAACCACGACTGCGCTTCTGTTTAAGCAGATCATCTTTGTTTGCTTTAACTATTTTATCAGTAACAACTTCTGGTTGTTGCTCAGAAACTGCCCATGCCTCACCGGGTGTGCCAGGTGGTGCAAAGTCTAATTTTTTACCAGCTTCTAGTTGTGCTATATCTGCTTCACTTAGTTCATTGAACGTTGGTGTAATTAGTGTGCCATTGGGATTGTAAACACCTGCATCGACAGCTTCTTTAAATGCTGGCTCGGTGGTAATGTCAGCCAATTCTTTGCCAATGACTTTTTCTTTGGCCAGGCGTTTAGCCTCAGCTAGTTCATCAACTTCTACATCTGTTTTAGGATAAACTGGATCTAGATTGCTTGCAATGCTTTCATTGTGGGAATTAAGTTCTTCATACTCAGCTAGGAATTTAAAGTCTTCAACTGGTGGTGTTTGTGTGACAGTGGGTTGCTCAGTTTCCTGAATCCTTACTGGGCTGTCACCCTCCGCTTCTTCATCTTGTTTACGGAACCATTGGAAGCTGTATTGGCTTGCCAACAGCAAGATAACTGCCAAGGGGTCAAATACACTAACAATAATAATGATTACCCATGTAACTGCTTTTTCTAATACATTGGCATCTGGGTTGTCACCATAGATAAATGCCGCAATGTATTTGACAGGGCCTACTTCAGCTTCTACTTTACGTACTTCTGCGGCAATGGGCGCCCGTGCCTCATTGAGTACTGCGATTTTCTTTTGAGCTTCTGCAATGTCTGTAAGGAGGCGAGCACGTTCTTTCTGCTGGGCTCGGCGTATGGCAACTGCTTTGTCCGCCCCCTTTTCATCTTGACTGCGACCCATAACTTGATCCACAGCCTCATCCATTTGTTTGAGAGCCTTGCGACTAGCATCTATATTTTCCCGTTCAGTTTTAATTTTTTCATCGTAGACAGCAATCTTTGCTAGTACATCACCTGACACCAAGCCAGCATCACTGTGTGCTTTGCTTAAGAAGCCAAAGATACCCATACTGGTGATTATCATTAAGATAGCCACTGCAATAGTCATATATGTTTTTATAAAGAAAGGAGCACGACTCCAGTTCTGCTTTAGCCATACTGTGGCTATCAGTTTACTGACTTCAAGTGCCACACCCATAACAATAATGGGTACAACTGCGGCGGCGAAAATGCTTACTAGGCCTGCTACCGAATAGTATACGGCCACAGCTGATATGCTTAGGCCGCTGATTAGTGCCAAGTAGGCAACTATTTTGTCTGTGCGTGTGATTTTCATTTTATACGTGTGTCCTTGCTGGGAAGCAATGTGGTAGATCGTTAAACAAAGTCCAATACTTTACCATATTGCCATCTTTGTCAAGATCAAATGTGTCGTTCTTGGCTTGTACGTTGGGTACCTTGCCAAATGCATTTGGGAATTTTTCCCACATGCGTTCATAGTAGTTGCGTGGCATAACATCAATGATCAAGTGTGTTCTCCATGTTGTGCCGTAGTTAACTGCTGTGTGTGGAATCTTGTTATTAAGTTCCCACAACTCACCGGGTTCGATATGATCACGAACTCCGCCGTTTTCTAAGTCATAGCTGACATGATACAAATAGCAATCTGGATTGGTTTCTAGTGCTATGTTGTAACGTCTACTGTAACGCTGTGTAAAACGTGTATCAGTGTGCATAATGGTATCGCCACCTGGTTGCATGTATGCAATGTCAGCTTGACATAACACTGGATCAGCAATGCCAGTTATCTTCATAAGATAATTAATAGGCTGGCGGAACGCACACATGATATCAATTTGCGATTTGGTAATAGGTCCAGTGATATCATAAAAGCCTGCAATACGCTCTGGGCTATTAGGCAAATACATCAGGTAAGTGTCATCACCTTTACGCTTGTCAGAGTCAGACCATTTATATGCCTTAAGCAAGGCATTTGCTTTGTCAAAAATTTTAGGGTCAAATACAGCCACCTTACGTGCTGTCATTCCTGGTTCGTACATTTAATCATCCTCATCATCATCAGGTACTTGGAAGCTGGTTGCTAATCCTTGCTCCACTAATGCTTCATTTATATTTAATGTTGGCTCACCGGATTCGTTTGCAATGTATGCCCAGCCAAGAACGCGACCCAACTTAGAACGCTTGGTTATAATGGGTTCTACAATTAGACCATCCTTGCATAGCTCTGAAAGCACAATACGGACATCACTGTCTTTACCGCACGAAGCTACTCCAAACAATCTAATCTTCTGGCGTGTGTACACATTAAAGCCAAGATCTAGTTCTACTTCTAAGGTATCAGTACCACGCACTTCTAGTATTTTGGCTGGGTATAATCTTCTCATTTTTCTTCTTTTGGTTTTACTCTATAAAAAACATGGTTACCAATTTGCTGTACGGAATCTTTGACTCGCTTCCAAGTTGGTTTCCAGTCTATGTATGTAGCATGAAAGTGTGTGGCTCCGCGAGTCGGATCCTCTACCTTGTCTGATTCGTTGATTGTTACAAGTGCAACGCCTACTGCTTGATACCAATGGAATCCAGCAGGCTGTGTGCCGGGATGATTGCAGGTCCAAGAAAATTGGCAACCTTGTTTAACTACACCGCAAACAGTCTTGGCATAACCTTCTTCAAGGCGATTAAGTGTTACTTTGGCCACTGCTACCTGACCTTGTAGGCTTTCGCCACGACTTTCGTAGTAAACATTTTCTGCTAGACAACGAACTTGCTTGTCTACAACTGCTTGACGGATACCACCGGCATTTTCTACGCTACTACGCATAAGCCTACGAACACGCTGTTCCCATGTTTCATTTTCATAAGAATGTATTTGGTTATCAAACCATTCCTGAAACGTGGTTAGGCTGTTGTTTTTTGCCTTAGGATCTGGGCTGTACTGACCAGCTACTGCTGTGACAACCACTAATAATGTTAAAGCCAATAAGATGACTTTAGATAGCAAACGTTCTACCGCTTGCTTTGACATGCCCGAGAAAAACTTAGGGGTCATGTGCATGTTACACCTCCTTTCATTAGGATTACCTCCAGTCAGGTCTTTGACGATAAGATATCATCTAAAACTTCACCTGGGCTCTGATATCCATGATCAACCTGGGTGTAGGTTATATCATGCTTGGCCAAGAGCACCGCAATCCGCCGATCGACCTCAATGCTAGCATCAAGGTTATGCACACGGCCGCGATCATCGAACCACGGGCCGCGCCCTAGAAATGCCACAACATTGTCGTAACGCTTCCAGAGTTCTACTACTACCTGTTCCCACTCTGCAGGATAATCCTCCGGAGCATAGATAGCACTCAATAAAAAGGGACTGTCAGTTATAATATAATCAACTTGTCCTACTAACCTATGTATTCGTTGTACTTGACGACCAAATACATAAGCCTGATTTTCCAGCGCACAATGTCTACCTTCCCAGACTAGGTCTTTGGCAACTTCCGTTACCAACTCTACATTCCACCCTCGGCGTTTTGCTTCGTGATATAAGCCTGACGCTAGAGTGCTTTTACCTGCTCCTGGGCCAGCAATGACATTAATTACTTTCATCATGTTATTGTAGCATTTTACTTATTATTAGTCAAGAAAACAGGGCAACCAATGTGCCCTGTCTAGCGATACCGTATGAGGCGATTTTTATTTTTAGTACGAAATAATGTCTGTTAAAGCTAGTGTTATTGGACTAACTGGGTAGGTTCTGTACCCAGTTAATGACATCAGTGTATGCATTGAGGCAAACACTTCCGTGGTCATCATTGGTCACAATCCACGAGCTGTAAGCAGTCTTTGGTACTGGATCGTAGATAAATTCTTTGGTAATGGCCTGTGTGGTATCATTGGATCCACTGACCATTATCACATTCAATTGTCTAGTGATTCGTCTTACATTGGTTGCCATGTTGGCATTGCCTTCTGGATCAAAGTAACTAAGGTAGCAACTGGGACGGGCCTGGAGTGCCAGGATATCAATGGCACTCCAGTCTACAAACTCAGTGACATCATCATTGCCTTCTGCTGTCAGACGTTTGGCCTTGGCCACTGACCATTTGACCACGTACTGCATTCTGGGATGGTGAATGTTATGTGCGCCAGCTAGGCCAATGATACTGTCAAAGTCGCTGTTGCGTATAGCATAGTAAAAGGAAATACTAACGCCCATACTATGGCCAACCAAGTGTATTTTTGTTGCACCACCGGCACGTAGACGTTGAATACCTGCACGTAATTCAGCTTCAGTTTCTTCAAATTTACTATGGTATAATGAGTTGATGCCCCAAGAATATGCTTGGTAATCTACCAGCAACCCATCTTCAATCATTTTGTTTGCCAATGGGGTAATTGAGCAACTGGGGTTGTTAGGGCCAGAACCCTTGCCGTGTAGTATTAAAAAGCCATCCATGCAGTATATAACTCATTTAGATCATGGGCTTTTGCCAAATATACTTGTGTACTAATTCAAAATCATCACTGACGTCTGGAAAATATACTTGCTCAAACTTATGAGAAATGGTGGGCCGTCTTGGAGTCGAACCAAGCACCAATGGATTATGAGTCCACTGCTCTAACCAAGCATGAGCTAACGGCCCTATACACGTATTGTACTGTAGTAAAGCCGCGCTGTCAATGATTATTCTGCGTTCTTACCACACTTGGCACGTTTGGCATTGGTTAGGGCACCAAAGTCCACTGGCCATTCTGAACCTACAGCTACTTCTTTAGCGCCAGCTGGGTATTCATAACTGACACCAGCTTCCTTTTGTATCTGTGCTATGTTTACACGGAACTTGGTCAAGTCATTGCCCAGGTTAACATAAGGCCTGGTATGCGGGAATCTCCAACCTGCTATTTCTTTTGTAGCATTATTGATTACAATTTTATAATACCCATGTGGTACAATAACTCGACCTGCACCAATTGTCTCATTACCAGCACCATACATAGCGCCAACGTATATGGTAAAAGCCTGGTTGCGTTGGACTGTCCAACCTCTTATAGATGTCTCTAACAACTTCCATATTCCCCGATTTAAAGAGCCGTGTTGAGGATACATGTTTGTCATTAAAAAACTTTCGTACTCCACAATGGCTGACCATGATAAATCACCGTCTGGGGCCGCATGTCCTTTGTCATAGCCTGTGCCAGCGTAGTCATCTGGCTTGGCACCTGTGCCGCCCAAACTTTGATCAGCAACAAAGGCATTGGTGCGTGGGAAGCATCCTAATGCGTTGGGCGGTGTTAGTGTATAACTTACATACGCAGGAATCTTAACAGGAGCGTCATACGCTACTAGATAAGCTTCACGGCAAATTGGTTTGACGTCGCGCTTGGTATCGGCGAAGCCGTAGGGTGCATGAACTTTACAAGCGGCCAAGGGCAATGGCGGTCGTTGTTCCCATGCATGTGATAGGTTAGCAAAAAGTGCAAATGCTAATACTACTAGGTGTTTCATTTGAGTATCCTTTAAAACAATACTTATCAGTGAACGGGTATATTATGTAATGTTTGGAATCTTACAGCGTCTGCCCAGGAGTTGACCAAGGGTTCGCCTTTGATATTTAGGCTGGTGTTCATTAGGATAGGGCAACCTGTACGACGATTCCATTCTTCCAGGATACTACGGAACACAGGATTATCTTGACGTGTTACTGTTTGAACTCTACTGGAATTGTCCACATGGCACACACCCGGCAACATGTCTGGTAGTCTGCAACGTGCCACAAACTGCATATAAGGACTAGACTTAACAGGCATATCAAAGTATGTGTCTGCAGATTCTGCTAATACAGCAGGCGCAAATGGCCTAAACTGTTCACGCCGCTTAATAGAGTTCATTCTAGGTTTTGCATCCGACCCTCTAGGATCGCAAAGTAAACTTCGGTTGCCAAGTGCCCTTGGACCAAACTCGGCTCTGCCGTTAGCCAATGCCACAACACGGCCTGCTTCAAGGTCATCCACAATTGCATTAACATCTACGTCCCTTTCAATATTTGTGCCCAAGTAAGGGCCTTCCCACGTTAAATGGCGTTGGGTGTGTGCGGCCACTGCTCCTAAAGCACTTCCAGCATCGCCTGGATTGGGCATAATCCATACTTCTTTAAATAAACCGCTACGAGCAATAACGCTGTTGGCTACACAATTAAGCGCAACGCCTCCCATGAATACCAAGTTGTCACTGACAGTATTAGAGCGCATCACTAATATTGTTTCTAGTAGGTATTCTTCAATTAATTTCTGTACACTAGCGGCAATGTCAAATTTACTAGCAGTGGGATCCTTAGGTTCCCACCATAAGCAACCACGATGTAAATTATGACGTAATTTAAAGTCAGGTGGCGCCCATTTAGTAAAGAATGTTTCGCGTAATTCTTCTAAGTATTTGGGTGTGCCGTGTGCGGCCATGCCCATTAAAATATATTCTTCTTCGTTGGGCTTTAGGCCCAACCACTGTGTCATTGCTGTGTAAAATAATCCCATGCTGTCTGGGTATTTTTTAGCCCAGCGGCGTGTCATTTGATCTTTACGAGCTTCCCATATGCTTACACTATCCCATTCGCCAATTGCATCTACTACTAATATTGACGCATCTTCAAATGGACTTGTATAATATCCTGCTGCCGCATGGCTTTCATGATGCCCTACATAATCAACAGGCAGGGAATTTAATCCTACTAAACGTAATTGATCACGCGGACTTACAATCCAAGGACGCTGTCCGGAAAATAGTCTGCGTAAATTCTTTTGAAAAGGCTTTTCAAACCAAACAATTTGTGTAGGTTCACCATATTGTCGCATTTCTTTAACCATGTCAGCATCTAACATAGTATCATTCTTTACTCTACTGTAGCGTTCACTGTGTGCCGCCCAAACAATTCGATCCCCATCGATCAGTGCCATGCTGGCATCGTGGTTCTGCGATGTAATACCTAGTATCATATCAATAGATAAATGGATCTCGTTTGCGTAATTCTTCCATACGCTTTTTAATTCTGCGTTTTTCTTTATAATTGCGGTACGGGGCTAATAGTAAATCAAGTAATTTCTTAAACATGGCTGTCTCCTGTCAATTACTTATTGCCACGTACCAGTATCGTTGTATCTGTGAGTAAAAGAAAAGTCCCAAGTCTTACGTTCTTCTAATAATGCTATTTCTTCTGAATATTCTTCATTGGTAAACTGGCTTTCTCCACCACTGCCAGGCAATGCTAGCTTACGAGCACGTCGAGCCGCCACAGAGTCAGCACGACTAAACTCACTGTAGTGCCAAGCATCGTCACGTTGAACAAAATCGTAGTAGAAATCCGCTATCCAATGTCCATTTGTGTCAATGTCAAACTTGAATACACCTGTAAAGTTACAGCCCATCCTATCACCAAACTCTCTATTACTGAATTCTGGGGTAATAGTCATGTCTAGTGTATAAGCACCGCGACTGCGCCACATTAGTCGTAGCAATGGCCATATTTCATTTACAAGACTATCAGCAAAATCACTGATTCCAGGCTTGATAATGTTGTAGTCAAACACTTCGTACTCTACTTCACGTACCACGCTGTTATCAAAGTTTAATTGGCATATATCATTGACACCACTGCGATTGGTAAAGTCAATATTTTCCTCTGTTACAATATTATTAAGGAATATATTAAATGTAGTCAGGCGAATTAGTCTATGCACCTTGCTGTTAGCCGAGTCCTTGGTAATCCAATTACCTTCAAAATAGCTTTTAGCAATATTATACTTGTCAGTGTTCTGCGCTAAGATAGTGTCAGGCGGAATAGTAAAACCGTGTCCGGCGCTTACGTTGGTTAAATTGTTGTTGCGGTTACGCCAAATAAAGGTCATTGACTCATAAAAGTCCTGTGGAGTTTCTGTAGGGAAACCAATAATCCAATTTGAAAACGCTTCTACCCCTACCTCCTTACCGTGACGCAGATTCTGTTCCATTTCCTCTACAGTGACACCCTTGTCCATGTCGGCCAAGACCCGGGTACTACCCGATTCAATTCCGTAGCTTAGGCTAATACAGCCTGATTCCGCCAGGTCTTTGTAGTATTCCAAGTCCATACGTCCGTCACAGCGAGCATAACCTGTCCATGCAATTTTCATTTCACGGGCAATTACGCCTTTACAGAACGCACGTAGCTCATTTAAGTTCCCATTTACCAAGCTGTCCAAGAACCAAATAACATTGACGCCACGATTAAAATACAAGTCTGCTACTTCTTCTAAGATGTTACGTGCCATGCGTCCGCGATACTTCCAAAAGTGTGTTTCGCTACAGAATACACATTTAGCTGTACAGCCGCGGCTTAGTTCTGCGTTAACACCGTTAGGAAATCCATAGTCTAGTGGGTCAAAATAGCTATAATCCGGACTAGGCAGTTGATCTAAGTCTAGTCGCTGACCATCTGTTTGACGTAACCAGCGTTGCTTACCATCAAACTGGCCTGTTTCTATTTCTTCTAATGCTTCTAGTAGTAGCTGTTCGCCTTCCCCTGTGATAATATAATCATATTCAGATTCAGGTTGCCAGTAACTTTGATGACATTGTGGGCCACCTACCATTACTAATATATGCGGATAGCGGCGCTTTAATTCTTTTACCATCCACTTGGTAGGTTCTTGATTACAGTAGTAAAGACTAAAGCCCACCACAGTGGGATTCATTTCCCCAATTTTATCTAAATATTGATTTAAAAAAGGCTCTACGTATTTGTGCAAATATTCGTAATAATGATTGTCCATCCAACGCCATTCGCGTGAACCATCCCAAGGGTTAAAGTCCAAGCCTGGCCAGTTACCGTGGTCTTTGTGTGCTTTGGCGTTTAAATCAAATGCGTGTGTAGCGTAACCAGCGTCACGAGTAATAGCGGCTAATCGTGCTATGTTGTAAGGAGGAAAGTTATGTGCCCACTCTGGCAGCAACATAAACACAATGCTGGTAGCTCGTGTAGCAGGTGTTATCGCCACTTGCGTTAAATTACTCTGTGGTTTAGCACGAGCAAAGGGTTGCAGGGCTTCTAGAACCTTACGGTGTTTGGCATCATAGTCTTCTTCTGTTTTAGCTACAGGCTTGGTTTCTTTTAAGGCGTAAATCTTTTGCCAGCCGTATACACTATTTTCTTTGGGTTTAGTCATCTTGCCATTCTGCTAAAAAATCAGGCCATAATTCATTAAATGAATACTTTTTATCATTTAAGTATTTTACTTCTGTCGCGTGTGTCCAGTCAGTGAATTCTAGTTTCTTTATTAACCATTCATCACCTGTGCGACCAATGGTTGGGATAAGCTGGCTTCTAATGTTTTCTAGTGCTGACATATCATAGCCGCTTGAGCTGTATTTGGCTATACATAGATCCAACTCTGCTAAAGCTTTGCGCTTAAAGTTGTCTGGCAATTTGAATACGTTTAAGCTACGAATGTTTTGTATAGCGCACCAGTATACTTCATTGAAATAACCTTCTCCGATAACGAAGTCATAGTACTCGCATAAGTTAAATGCTGAGTATGTACAGTATAAGGGATGTGCGTTAATAGTTTTGACACCTTGTGCATTAAGATATCGCAAGTTAGACACAAAGGTTGTCCATTCTGCACCGTGACGTACATATTCAAATCTCTTGTCCACTGTGTCAAAGCTGATGCCCCACTGTGCGTTTGGGTTGGCTATCAACTTGGGTGCTATTGTGTTATTGGGCAGGTCAATGCTTAGATTGCTTAGTATGTAATAGTTCTTTGTAGGCAGTAAATCAATTAGCCGATGATTTTGCTTTTGTAGCAAAGGCTCGCCGCCTAGTAGATTAATTGTTTCAATGCTGTCAACAGAGTTGATATTTTCAGCTATTAGCGTAAACAAGCTGTCTTCTGCTTCGGCCTTGTTGGCATTGATCTTAATACCTTTGAGTACACTCCATTTACTGCTGAAATATTCATAGCAGTAATTGCAGGCCAGATTACACAAGTTGCTCCAGCGTAGATCCAGCTTTTGAAGTTCAAATGTTTCTTTTGTTGCTGATTCAAACTCTTCAAATTTTTGAACACTATTGGTATCAACTCGTTCACTTCTGGCCCCCATTGCTTCTAGCTTTTGGCATTGGGCACATTGTGGATGCCAGCGTTCTTCTACAATGGCCTGACGTATGCCTTGTGCTGTAGGACCTTGTAGTATTTCTTGTATGCTTTGCTTGTTGATATCGCCTATGTCCATTTCAGCACTACAGCAGGTTTTAACCCCGCCGTCTGCGCCTAAGAAAATAGTATTAAATGGGTAAGCGCAAAAGGTTTCTTTATTCATTGTTTAATAATTTATTCATTAATGCATCAGCAAGTTGCTCGTGGTATTCCACGTGTGCATGATAAAATCCATGAACTTGTGAATCGTTTCGCCAGTCAATGAGTTTGCTCAAGCACATGTCATGATCAACAATGCTTCTTAACTTGTGAGTATTGGTTGCCATACACATAAAACGTGGATTCAGCTTTTTATCCTGGACAAAACTGGCATAGTCATCCATGGTGCAATGTAGATACTGTACTAATAATCTGCCGCCAAGTTCCTGACTCAGCAGGTCCAGATAGCGCAAAGAAGCATAGTAGTTAAAAAATAAAAAGTATTCGTCCCCAATATGTTCAACAAATTCATTGTGGAAACGCTCGCTAGGCCAGTATTTAGGATGACCAATGATTGGGGTAGCAGGCCATGGCCATCCAAATCGTTCTTTTTTGTCAAAGTACATCCAGCGTTCCATGCTAGTTGCGCCAACTAGTATTAGATCATATTCAGTTAGTACACCTGAGGACAAATCTTGTTCAATCATGTAAATCATTCCTTGCATACCGCTGCCAGGTATGCCACGATTTAAAATAGGAACATCAAGTCGTTTGGCAAGTTGTCCGGCCCAACTGAGTTTGGACTGAGTATCTAATACTGTTTTATCGCCCAAGAATGGATAATCAGTGTAAAAGTCATTGGCGCCAGTGGCTGAATATTTTCGTTTTATCTTATCAACTTCTCCACGTGACGCGGGCGTTGGCCAAAACAAATGATCAGCCAATTCACTGCCTGCTGTGTGACTGCATCCGTACGCTACAACTCTATTAAATTTAATAGTTTGACCGTTCCGAGTGATAGACTTTAACGGAAGCATTTCCCAGTCTGAATGAAGTATTTCAATAACCTCAGGTCGCAATTGATACAATGAATTTTTAAAAGTCTGATTGAAGAATTCTTTCTTCCAATCACCTATTACATTGAGTCCTTTAAGAAACTCACCAAGGACTTCGGCACTTTCAGGCGTTATATGGAAACGATGTACTGTGACCATAAAGCCGTTTTCAGCTACTGCTCTGTCTAATTCATTTTTTAATTGGGCAGGTGTTAATCTTTCAGCCAGATTAAATCCACCAAACTGACCAACTGCCCATTTATCCTTGGACTCTACCCAGAGTTCTCTACTTTGTGCATATATCCAATACAAGCTTGCTTCACTGCTGTTTAGTACAGGACGAGTCAATATGTCATAGTTCATTGAACTCAAGTGTTCTAATAAACTCCTAACAAAGGTGTTGCGCCAAATAAAGGGTGTAATTGGAAACTGTTCTCTAACCGAGTCAACATCAATTCCCAGTATTCTTGCAGATCCAATTTGATCTGTACTTGGCGCATGATCTTTGTCAAATACCACTACCTTTAAGTTGTTGTCAATAAAGAAGTCGCCAAGAGACAAATTTCTAATTAGAAAGTTCTTGCTATCTAGTACTACGCTGTAGTCAGCTTGGCTTTCACTTGCGGCCCATAACTTTAATATTTGTTGTCTATGCCATCCATCAACTGCAACTAATTTAGGTCCTGTTTTAACATTCAGTGTCCAGCCTGGCATATTTGATTTAATATGATCGTTGATCCAATCAATTACACGCTGATAAATGTCTTCATCTTCGACCACTATGGTCCAATTCTTTTCACCTTGCCAGAATTTTTCCAAGCTGTGTGCATGATAATATAGCGTGGCTAGGTCACCACTGTAAGTTACTGTAATTAATTCTGAGGTATATCGCATGAAGAGTCCACGGGCTGATTCTTTGACGATCTGTCATTGATTTCGTGTGTAAAGATTCTATCTATACTGCTGTACTGTCCACATGTGTCTGCACAATAACTTAAACGTCCATTTTCAACTTGATCTATTTTCCATGTATCTGCAAACACACGATCTAAATGTTGTGCGCTTAGAATTTCTGTTAGCGAATATGTATCCAAGCTAAAGTGTTCCCAACCGTAATCATTCATATGCTTGTGAAGCTGTAAGCTACGAGTGTCTGTGTAGACACCATTCAAATGTGTGCCAATGTAACAGCAAGGCATCACGCGGCCAAAGTTGTCTACAAAGATTTCTTTACCGCCTGTCCAAGTACGACTTTTACATTTAATTTCACAACTGTTATACTTGGTGTTGTCTTCTGCAAAGATTCTATGTGTGTATACTTCTGCTACTTGTTGTTGGAACGCTTTGGATATTTGCTTTGTTTCTTTTAACTTACGATAGTCATCTACGTTAAAAGGATAAAATGTTACTTCAGCTTCGCCTTTGGGTTCTGCTAGGTTACGGTTCTTTGCTTGCGTTGGCGCTTCGATAATGTAATCTAACTTGCCATCTTTGTCTAGTACAGGCATTTTAGTCAGATACTCGCCGTTGTCAACGCCTAGTGCTTTCTTGGGCACAAACTCAGCAAACTTCATTTGTTCTGCTAGTGCTTGTGCCGCTTCAATTTGATGCTCGTTATGGCGGAAGATTAAGTAGTCCCAGTTAGCTGAGCCACCTGCGTTAATGAATGCTTTGACGTTTTCCATAAGCACACTCCAGTTAACATTACGGCGATACAAATGATTGGTATCTTCTAAGCCGTCGATGCTAAATGTAATTTGCCAGTAACTGGGATTATGGTCGCGGGGGAATTGGGCAAACAGCGCACCCATTTTGGCCCACCAATCGGGCTTTCGCATACCACCATTGGTGTTCATGCGTACTGCTGTGGTCTTGCTTACTGAGGCAATGTAATCGCAAATTTCGTAAGTGTCCTTTGCTGTACCAGGGTCTCCGTGTACGCCACAAAATAAGATCAGCTTGCAACGCTGTATAACTTCTGGTGGGAAATACTGCTTGAACTTGTCCAAGGTAATTTGACCAATTTCTAAGTCTGGTCTAGCATGTGGACTGTTGTTGTGAAAGCGTACACACATGGGGCAGGCGGCATTGCAACCATTGGTAAGCTCAATGTGCATTTGCTCTATTTCTTCTAAGGTCCAGAACGCTTTATCCATTATGTGCCTTTACTACTTGTCCATAAGCTTCAAATGTTGCAAAGAAGTCTTGTTCTCTGTAAACATCGTGTGTCTTAATTGTACTTAAGAATTTGGCCCATTCTTCTTCTGAACAAGGAGTACCATTTTCAATAAAGCCAATGATGCCGGGCAATTGCCACCAGGCATGTTCATAGTTCTTGGGAATATTGTGCAGTCTATCAAGCACAGCTTCTTTGATGTCAGTGGGCAAACTGCCCATGTTAAAGTGTGCAGGGCGATGTACTAGGTTTAAGTATAAACCAAAGTCTGTAAAGTTATCATAGTAAGCATCTAGTGTTTCAGGCAAGTTGTAGATGTTAATACTGCTTAATGTAATACACCAGCTTAGGCTTAGGTTGCCGTGCTGTTTAGCAAATGCCGATGCCTTCTTCATGTTGTCTACTGCTTCTGTCCATACAGCTGGATACCGCATGTATTCAAATTGTTCGCCTGTGCCATCAATACTAAAGCTAAGGTTAACATGCTTGAAGTTCTTCCAAACTTCTGTTTCTTCTGGCCATGTTGTACCGTTGGTGTTGTAGTGTAACTCAATGTCTTTGGCATAACCGTTGTCTACACAAAGCTTTAGCACTTCCCACATTTTCTTACTAAGGAATGGCTCGCCACCATAAAAGTCAAACTGTCTAATGGTGCTTAGGTTATTAGCCAGGTCATCCCAAAACGGACTGTCTTCATCATATGTTTGATGATACTTCTTCATGTTAATAGAGTAATCTTTATAGCTTACACGATTAGCATGATTCAAGTCATAATCCTCTTTCATCCATAAACTACTAATAGTCGGATGGCATGTACGGCATTTGATGTTGCAGGTGTTACCCAAGTTAAGTTCAAACTTGGCAAGACCTGTAAAAGGCTCTGCACCTTCGTACTCTATAGCATGAAAGTACTTTTCATTGTCACGCAGGCGTTTGCTCTTACGTCCGCCATCTTCTTCTTGCCAGCACTGATTACACGCACGATCGCGTACACCTGCGGCCAAATTGGCTTTGATACCCTGGGCAATAGGATTGTTAAAGTTTTCTTCAATTGTTTTACTACCTAAGAACCAATCTTGTTTGCCACCCATGTAGTTGTATGACTCATCAATCATACAGCACATTTTACTAGAGCCGTCATTGTTACCGCTCATGCCATGTAGTGCATTCACGCACCAGCTACGTTCATTCTGTTGGTTCATCATAGGTTAGATATATCTGCTTACATAGTTTGTAAAATTCCTCGTACTCGGGAAATAGTTCAATTAGGTTAGTACCTAGTCTGTTGTCGTTTTCGTTAAAGAAGCTGAAAAAGTCTCTGCGGCCTGCACGAATATGCTCGGGCGTTAATTCATGTTCTTTCATGTAGCCAGTCACACGCTTGAACTTTTCATACTCAACAGCCGTAAAGAATTCAGGGTGACTCTTGATAAATTCCAAGTTGCCATCCATGTAAGGAATAAAGTCTGGTGTTAAAATCTTAATCATCCAGTGCGGTGGTTCCTTCAAGTAAGGCGTATCAAAAGATACTGCATCCTTGCCGAACTCAGTGCGCCATTCAATTACTTTTTCCAGTAGCGCACGGAATGTTGTAACGCATAGCACATTGAATGTACACATTAGGTTAATTGTAGCACCAGTTTTCATAACTGCTTTCATGTTGCGTTCCCAGTGGGCACAATCCATACCTGTACGCATATACTCTGCTTGTGCGCCCCAACCTTCAATTGACGTAAAGAAGCTGAACTTACGAATCTTCTTTTGTGCCAACAAGCTTTCTACACGCTCGATTAACGAGTCTACCTTGGCAAAACTTACGCCCAAGTTACTGTTTAGTGTAATTTCCAACTGTGGTGCTGGTTCTGTTTCTAATAGATCAAAGAACTGCATGGCACCCTTGTTCATCAAGGGCTCGCCACCTGTGATGCGAAGTGTATGTAAATCGTGCTTGAGACTTGGCCACCATTTCCAAAACGCTTCAATGTACGGGTTCTCATCTTTAGGACCATAGTAAGTGCCTGTTTTCAAGAACTCAATACCATACTGATTGTATGTTAAGTCGTGGTTACCAAACTTCTTAATTTCTTCCATCCATGCTGTGCTGGCTTGTGGACTGCAATAGCCACAGCGATAGTTACAGTTATTACCAAAGCTGACTTCTAAGTAACGTGGGTTAATAGGTGCGTCCCAAGGCAACTCTGCCAGCTTTTCAATGTGTGGTGCGGCAAAGTCTGAACTACTGTGAATCATACGATCGCTAATATGCTCGCCCGGCAAGTCTTCAATGTTCCAGCAGTAGTAACATTCATCTGGACGGCCGCCTTCTAACATGGTCTTGCGCTGTTCCTTTTTCCACTTGGTGTTGTGTAATGCGCTGGGATCAGCGGCAATTTCATCTAGAGGAATATGATGAGGACGTGGATGATAGCAACTGTGATTATCACCTGTGTGCAGATACAAGGTTTGGTGCAACCATTTCATTGCACAAAAACCTGGCCCTACTTTGTTTAATCTGTCTCTTACACTTTTAATGTGTACTACTCTATGATCTGACATTGTTATCCTTATCTTAGTTTATATATCTTACTTGCTCTGTCGCTGAGGTTAACTAACTCCGTCAACTCCGGAAATGTTTCTTTAAAGTCTGTCCCGCGGCGTCGATCATGTTCTGTATAGAAAGCATGAAAGTTTGCTCTAGCAGTCAACGCTTCTTCTGGCGTGTATGGATTACTTGCCCAATCCAATAATCTACGCACTTTATCTACTTCATAGTCCTTGAAACCTCTAAAAGGATTTTCCTTAGTTTCGAGGTTAGCTTCCATGAATTCAATGCTTTCACGCAGTACTTCTAAGTCACCAGTTGGAAGTATTTTTAAACTTAACCAATCTGGATCCATCAACATGGGCACATCAAACCAAACAAGCTGTCGTGTAGTGTTAAACTCTTGGCGTAGGGCCAAGATGTTTTTAACATACTCCAGCCATCCTGGTATACTTAGTGCATTGAAAGTAACAATGAAAGTTAAACTGTGCTTGGTGCCTTTACGCAAGTACTCTCTAACGTTCTTGTACATAACATCAAAGTCTAGTCCATTGCGAATATACTCTGCTTGCTTGCCCCATGAGTCCAGGCTACAGTAAAGCATAAAGTGATCAATGGCGTTGCGTTCTTCTAATACTGTCAAGGACTTGATAAACTTCTTCCATTGTCCTTTAGGAGGGCAACAATTACTTGTAATGCTTAGATGTAGTTCATCACCTTTGGGATGTTCTGCTACATAATCAAATACCTTAAACGTATTCTTATCCATAAGCGGTTCGCCGCCAGTCATGCGGAATGTTTGTAAGCCTGTGTATACTGTAGGGAACCATTCCCAAAACGCTGTTAGATAAGGATTGTCTGGTCCGTTATCTGGCATGCCTTGTTGTACCATCCAACGGATATCATTGTGTGTACGCTTGTCAGCTAAGACATATGGCCCGTACTTTTCTGATTCCTTCATCCACTCTGTACTTAGATGAGGACTGCAATATGCACACTTAAAATTACAAGCTTGGTTAAAGTTTACTTCTACATAGCGTGGGGTGGCATTACCTGTGTGCAAGTCTACTGCAAGGTCTTCTAGCATACCAGGACGATATACATCCTTGCTACGATAAGCACGATCGCTTAACTGTTCGCCAGAGTCTTCAATGTCCCAACAGAAGTTGCACTCTTCGGGCCGCTCACCTTTAAGCATCTTTAGTCGCTGTTCCTTCTTGTGCTTGGTGTTGTGTATAGCACTAGAGTCTGCTGTAATTTCTTCTAAGGGTATGTGGTGTGCAGGAGGATGATAGCACGAATGTGTCTTGCCTGTAGGGATATGGATACTAACATTATACCATTTGGCCAAGCACATACTTGGACTAATTTCATTTACAATTTCAAACACCTTGCGGGCTTCGTGAGCGTAAATGCTTTTAATTTCTGTTTTCTTACCTGTAGCTAAATTGCCGTCGCCGCGAACATTATGAACCAATTTGAGTTTGTCTTTGTCTGACTGACTCATAAAGCTGTACAGTTCGGGTTCTTTAATGGCTAGAATTTTTGCACGAATATTGTCTTCGCTAAAGGGCTTTGGTAAGTTTTTTGTAATTTTGTCAAAGATATTCATTGTATACTATTATAACAGTGAACTACTTATATGAGCAACCTGAACAAAAAAAGCCGCACTAGGCGGCTTTTACAAGTGTTTTAAATTATATGGTGCGAATAAAAATACCAACGATCAGTAGATATACCAGGCTGTGAGCAAGTTGATCTAAACCCAAGTGATTCCAAAACTCAGGTGTAGCAATGTCTCTGCTACCATAGTTCATCTTAATCCAATCAACGTGGTAGTGTGTAATAAAGTCCAGCAGGGCCATGCTACATGCAAAAGGAATACCAGCAAGTATAAAAATAAAAAAGGTAGCTACACCATGTTGTAGGCTATGTAAGATTCCATGCCACTTACCGTACTGTCCTTTTTCTTCTACCATGCGTGGTGTCTGACACACAAAGTCAATGACCCAATGTTTAATAAACAACAAAACCAGCGCGGCTTCATATAATAGCATTAATTGTTCTCGTTTAAATCTATGATTGACACGTGATCATAATGGCCTTGTTCTTGTTCAATAATAGAATCTGCTTCAAATAGATTGTCGCAATACTCTGTTCTTATTAAGATAGGTTGGTTATCTTTTTCTCTGTAAAATTTAACAAGGACATTTGACATAATAACTCCTATAACCACGAATTTGCTGTGTACTTATTAAGGAACCTAACCGAAGCACGGCCATTTTGGGCAAGATGCTTATTGCAAAAATTGTTGTAAGCAGGACGCCAATGTTTTTGCACAGGCTCTGGTGCATGGCAAGCAAGGTAGTGTAGTCGGCCAAAGATACGACCAAGTGTTCGCTTGTTAAAGCCCCAACCTGCAGGATACCATCTAACTCGTGATTGCCAATTAAAGCTTTCACTATGTCCTGTGAGCAGGCGTAAGCGAATAATGTAACGCTTGTTAATACTCTGAGGACGGAACTTGTTCATATTATGCTTTAGGAGAAAAAGGCCATGATGTAGCAGGATCAGGTCTTGGCTTTAGCTTAACATTCTCTTCGATTACTTCACCGGTTATTTCATCACACAAACTAACTTGATATGGACCGTAGATATGTACAGCTGAGTCTTCTTCTTGCCAATCATGTTCGCCGTCATAAAGCCAACCTGCTCCGCCTTCATAGTAGAGTTCTTTGAGTTCTTGTTGTTCAAGTTCGCTAATGTCATCGCTGAATTCCCACTCAACGCTGGTACTGTCATCAAACTCACAGCCCCAACCTGCATCGGTTTTAGCATAAGCAACATCATCGCCTTCCCAAGGAAGATTGCAATCCATGTCTTCTTCAATAAAGCCTTGTCCCCAACGATAAGTTTCATCGATGTTAAACCAACTAACAGTACCGTCCGGATTTTCACGAAACATCTCTACATGGTAGACAATGCTTTTCTTGTGTAAAGGTTTGATAAGATAGACTTTACTCATTCTTCAACTCCGAAATGTTCCATGATAGTTCCTTAAGAGTCTAGATCCATTGCGTTATATTCTTTGACTACAGCAAGAACTTCTTCTTCTGTGTTACATACAATCTTACAGTTCTTCCATTCACTGTCTGCATCACGCCCACCAACTTCTACCATCCAACCATTGTCATATCGATTGATAGTAATTGATTCGTTTACTTTTTCTAACTTACCCAATTTTGCTGTTGCCATGTCATTTCCCTTTACTAGTTGATCAAATTCTAACATAAGTTCCTCTAGGCCGTCAATAAGATCCTGTTCGGAAACTAGAGGTTCTGGTTTACGCTTCGACATCTTTCTTCTTACGTGTACGTTTTGGTTTTTCTTCTATACTAACTGAAATAGTGCTTTCTGCTTTTAACAATGCGGCACGAACATCACGCAATAGTGCTTCGTCATCCCATTCAAGTTCTGTGCGACCATCCGGGTATGTTGTTACTGTAAGGTGACTGCCTTTAACAACCACTGCCTTGGTAACTTCTGCTTTTTTCTTTTTTGTTGCCATTAGTAGGCCTCCTGTTGAATAATCATGTGCTTGCCTAATTCAAATAGGCCAACCGCTGTAGGTAAGTCTCTTACCAAACTATGAATCTGCGGTTCGTTATCTTCGCACATACTTACTGCTACAAATTCTACAATGTTGCCCTGTTCAATTTGGTCGCGCATTTCATTTAGAACTTCTAGCAGTTCTGCTTTATGCTTTCGTTTTTCTTTTTCTACTGGATCAATGCTAATAACGTTCATGTGTACTCCTAATTAGACAACTGCATGACCATGTATTCTTCGTCGGTTACATGGGCAACAGGTTTAATCCATCCTGCGTTTATAGCAGTAATAAAGATGCTCTTGTATTCTGCTGGACAGTTATTGCTGATTTCAAAGCTGGCTCTGTTGGTCAGTACCAGGCCGTTGCTGATTGTAAAATGCGGTTCGCCGGGGCGGATAGATTTTATATTAGAACGAGCAACTGTGTAGTTCATTTCTTACCCCACAAGAACTTTAAAGACAATCCATCAACTAGTCCTTGCTTGAAAGGTGTAGCAGGTGCCCAAAGAATATATCCAACTGTGATACCTTGGATAAACATTACAACCATTAGTACTGCTGTTTCAACTTCGGTCATTCTTCTTCTCCAAAGAAATGTTCTCTAATTGCTACATAACTATCAACCCCGCATTGTACATAACCATCCCAATGCGTGTCCTTCATCATTTCGGTATCTTCCAGCACAGGCTTGTATTGTTCTTCAACCTGCCGCATACATTCCTGCACAATCAACTCGGCGAACTTTGCTAACTGCGCTGGCAAAAGTTTATCGGTATTGGGGTTATCCCAATATTCTTCTGCCCAAATTTGGTCAGCAAGTTTTTTAATTCGTTCGTTCATTTCCAACCCCTGTTAGGATCAAGTTCTTCATCAGTAAAGCATGAAGCCAAGTTGATCCACTGCTTGCTCAAGTCTGCGAAGTTCAAGAACTGCTTGATATCCTGCCATTTTATTTCCTTAGGCTATATAAACCAAGTCGTCGAATGTGCGTAAGCTTTCGCTACCGTCATATTCTTCAACTAAAAATCGTGTGCCCGGTTCTAACCATTCAACTTGTACATCTTCTGCGCCGCCCATATAGCCTGTATAACCCAAGGACTCAGCATAAGCACCCAAACCCTCTGCACCATGCGACAATACAAAGTCTACCAAACGGCTGTCAAACAACATGCCTTCTGTTTGTTCAGAGGAAGACCATGTGCTCCAGCCTGCGCCAAAGCCTGGTGATATCAATACTGCAACCAATCCTTGGTCATCATAACGTCGATCAAATTCCATTTTAAATCCTTTACGCAACGGGCCAATTGGTACTAAAGTTGTAATAGTCAACGTGTTGGATCAAACTCACAGATTTCCGCATCCCAAGGAAGAGAATACCATCTTTTCCGTTGCTCTACATCAAATGTATCAGAAAGGGAGCCGGGTCGGTATTGATTAATCTTTTTAACAAAGCCATTTGGACCCTTGATGTAAAGTTGTTTGTTCATTATTCAACTCCGAAATGTAGTTTCATTCGATTCCTAATTCCCCAGGCAGCGTTTCGCCGCCCGTCATTGATACCTTTGCGATACTCAGGTTCAGCGGAGCCTGCAACTTCAAATTTTTCGTTTTCTACCTGTTTGGCAATGCTCATACATTCTGTCACAATCAACTCGGCGAATTTTTCATATCTAGCCTGAATCATAATGTCATTTCGCTGTGCCGATTCTTCCCACAATTCTGTAATCCTGTTGTTCACAGTTTTTCTCCGGGTTCAAATCCACGGAAGCGTAGGAAACGTGGAAATCGCAGGCTGTAAGAACCGTCTTGGTTTTGTGTCACAGCATCGGCACGTACTTCTGCTACCATACCTACACAATCTTCTTTGAACTGCCAAAAGCCTGTACGCTGGTCATCTGTTAAGCCACTGCCAACGTTGGTGCGAATAGTCTTGCCGTCATCAACACCTTCTACAATTAGCGCACCCAAACGACCTAGATTCTTACCAGTGCCTTCTTCTGTACCAACTACAGTCAGACTAACTTCAATGAAAGGCTTGAGCTTGAGCCAAGATACGCTACGTTTACATTCGTAGCCTGCATCCGGATTCTTAATCATAATGCCTTCATAACCACCTTCAATGGCTTTGGCATTAATCAACAAGTTCTTGCGATAAGGCACGAACATGAGTCAGCGTGTCTTTGTGATGCTCAACAAAGTTAGTGATGTGCTCGGTGCGGAATGTTTGAGTAGCGTTCCACTTACCTGCTTTAAAGTGTACAAGGGGAATACAATCAAACAGATTCAATACTGCGTCATCTGCGGCGACTGCACTTTTACGATGCACTTGTTTCATTAAGTCTTGGAAACTGCTAGACATGATCTCGCCGTCAAACACCCAAGGCTCCTGCAAGCTAGTCGCCACTTGTTCGAATTGGCTTTTGATGTGACCAAAGTTCACCAGCTCCTTGCCGTTGCGACTGTACTGATTGACTTGTCCATCCGGGTAAACGATTGTTAGAATTCGAACCCCATCTAGTTTGACTTCGATTAGTTTTTTGCCACATACTTTGCTTTCGTGATTAGCCGAATCATGTGCAAGTTGACATTCAAACACAGGAATCAAATACTCGGGTTTGAGTTGTTTAACTGGCTTGAGTTTGTTGATTACCTTGTTTACGGTAACTTCACTAAAGCCACAGCGTAGGTCCTTTTGCAGGATACGCATGTACCAGTCGTTCCATTCACTTTGCTTTGCACAAGTCAGGCAAAGTTCGATTGCAGTTTTAGCGGCATCACCTGTGAGGTCACGACGAGCCAGATTATCTGCCAAGGCACGGAAGGCAGTCCAAGTCAAGCCTTGGCCATCTGGACCACTGTGCTTGGGGATTTTCTTGACACCAAAAGTAATCATTGGGTCAAGTGCAAGGCGC